ATTCTATATAATTGACACTGGTATCTGTACTATTAAACTCAATATCTGCCAGAGAGATCGGAAAAGCATCGTAGAAAGTAATCAAAATATTTGAGTTCATGCTACTGTTCATGATCTGCAAGCTTACGTCTGAATACAATGATTCGATTGCACCTGGACCAGAGTCTTGTAAACTTTTGTATGCATCGAAACTTACAGGAGATGCCAACGCGACCATCCAGTTGTAAAGCTCGAGATAGTCTGTCATGTCCTCGTTCAGACGAAACGATACGTCGAGCGGACTATAAGTAAGCTTGCCAGTCGTAGGAATCGGCACAAACGGTGTCGGGCTTTCTCCGTTACTCATCTGTACACCAGGAAAACGAATGTTCTGCACGTTGTAAACGACCGCAGGAGCTCGAGCCAATGTCAGCTTATAACCTAGCGGTGACAGAAAATTCTTGTTGATATCGTTAACGGCAGCCATATCTTATCCTCGGCCTTAATAGGCATTATACACATTCTATTTATATTGTACATGCCAAAAAGAAGGGGAGCCTTTCGACTCCCCTTCCAGTTACCGGTTGGTTGTACCCAACTCTTATGATTACATAAGGTTGTTGATAAGAACGCGACGGTAGTACTTGTTCGAGTCCTGCTCGAGAGTAGCTGTTGCGTTAGCAGCAGTTGTACCCTTAGCGAACGGATTCGGTGCCATACCGTAACGAGTCTTGAAGCCGATCTTTGGCTGGAACGAACCTGGATCAACCGCACGAACCATTTGTAGCGGAACGTATGGGCAGTAGAACAGACCAGCGTCGAACGGATTCGAACCCTTATAGCCAACTACCAGGAAGTTTGTACCAGCATAAGGATCGATGTAGACCTTAATGCGACCATTGATAACACCAGCAAATGTGTTGCCTGTGTCGTCGATGTTCAGTGAAGATGTGTTCATCGCTGGAGCGTAATCAAGAACGCCTGCCATCTGAAGAGCCGAAGCAACGTCAGAAGAACAGATGATTACGTTACCCTTACCGCGACGGGTTTCTTTTGCGATCTTGTTGCATTCGCGTTCGATCTGGAACAGAAGACCCTTGAACTTTTCAACCATCCAACGACCGTTTGAGTCGGTGTCGAGGTCGAAGATACCAGCAGTTGTGGTTCCTTCAGCTGCACCCTTTTCAGCGGTGATGATGATCGAACGAACAACTTCACGGTTGATTTCCGCAAGGATTTCACCTGAAAGAATGTTCGAAAGTTCGGCTTCTGCGTCAAGACCGTGAATTGCCTTGAGATCTTGTGCGAGTTCAAGGGTGTATTCAGCCTTCAGCGCGCGTGTCTTAGCCGAAACTGTAACCTTCTCGATCGAGAAGCCCATTTCCGGGAAGATGTATGTGCTGTTAGCACCAAGAAGTTCGCCAGAACCAACTAGCAGACCCATGGTGTAGTTGTAGTATGCGTTACCAGCGTTGTTCGAAGTGTCAGGAGCTGTACCAGCTGTGTTAGCACCGACTGCAGTTGCAGAAGCGGCACCAGTGTTAGCGAAGGTAAGACCTGCACCAAGGCGTGACGAGTGACCTGTGTTAGCTTCGTTGTAGAAAGCTTCCGAAACAGTCGAGTCTGTCGAGTTAGCGTACTGTGAACGCATCGCGAAGATAAGACCGGTTGGACCGTTCATCGGCTGAACGCCGCAAACGTCGTAAGCGATCAGGTTTGGCATCGAACGGCGAACCAGCGAAATAAGTACTGGGTCGAAGTTTGCAACCTGGCCGCTGCCTACTGAGTTGACGTGACCGTCAGCTTCACCAAGCATTTGTTGAACGCCACCTTGAGCAGCTGCTTCACGCAGAGCATTCTCGGTGTTTTCTAGGACAGTAGCCGTAACGAGACGACGATGTCTATCTTTAATCTCTGGAAGATCTGCGTGCTCGAGCACTGGCTTCCACTTGTTGTTTAGTTCCTCAGCTAACATTTTATTCTCCCTTTACCTAAGGATTTTTTGTTATAATCTATTTATCAAATTAAAACTTTTGAGTTCTTGAAATGGCGCTAACATAGTTTGCCATGTCACCGACTGCTACAGGCTTATCTGCTTCAGCAAGACCTTCGGTCGCTTCTTCAGTGATAACACCTGTGTTGACTTCCTTCTTTTCAGAGAAGTACTTGTCCTTGATGATGTTGAGCTTCTTTGTGTAAGTCTCAACGTCAGTGAACTCGATACCTTCTGCAAGTGTACGAAGCTTCTCTACTTGAGTAGCAGCAAGACCTTCTGAAACTTCATCGAACGTAGCTTCCATTGTAGCTTCGTCGATAGTGTTCTGAAGTTCAAGTTGCTTATTGACAGATTCGTCAAGCTTTGATTCAAGCTCTTCGATCTGTGCCTTCATTTCGCCGATAACATCTAGCTTTTCTTCTGGAACCGTGATGTACGATTCGGCGAACAGATTGTAGAGACCTTCCATGAAGTTCTCAGCAATATCTGCGCGGAGTGTAGACTCGATAGCAAGCTTGTTGTCTTCCATCCACGATTCAACGACGTAGTCAAGATACTGATCGATCTTAGTCGTCATTTCTTCTTTGACTTCTTCTACTGCTTCAGCGAGTTGTGTTTCAAACTCTTCCGCTAGGCGAGCTTCTTCGAGAGAAACGCGAGCTGATACTGCAGCTTCGAAGATAGTTGCAAACTTGTCTTTTGCTTCTTCTGTAAGGTCCTCACCAGCGAACACTTCGTTGATGTCTTCCTTGACAGCGTTAAGAGTTGGCATAGGCATCTTACCGATACCAGGTGCACCACCAGGAACCGGAGAAGATGGAACTGCATCTGGGCTATACTTCTTAATCGAATCGTTGAAGAAGTGTGAAAGGTCCTCGCCCTTAAGTTGCGAAAGCAGCGAGCTAAAGGTTGCAAGCATTTCCGCACGAGTCGGGTTCGGCTTCAGTGTTTCCGATCCAGCAGACTCATCGAGACCTTCGTCAAGGATTTCGTCCTGGACGATTTCATTGGTTTCTTTATCTGACATTTTTGGCTCCTTGTGAATTTTATTTATTTATTCTAAGTTAGATTTTAGAAATTTTGTTCAGGAAGTTCTCGAAAATCTGAAACTTCTTTGCTTCAAGTTCTCTTGATGAAACCGCCTTTTCGATGGTCTGTACTGTCTCTTCGACAACACGTGCTTTCTTTGCGACGAGTAGATCGTCTTGCCATACCCACTCTACACCTTCCATGATACCGTTTACGAACGCATCCGGAGCAGACGGATCCGCAACGATGTCTGCCGCTGTAGCGAGGTAGAAATCGTCTTGTACTTCGTTGATGCCTTCTCTATTTAGCTTCAGCGAACCCATACCTCTTGAAGACACACCGAGCTTTACGCCTTCGCCGATCAGACCCTTTGCGATGTTACCGAAAGGAGTGTCCATCAGCTTTGCTTTACCGATGAAGTTGTTGCCTTCTTTTCTCAGCGAGGTGATCATGTGTGAAACACGGTCAAGGTTAATCGAAGGACCTTCTGGATGGCCGAGTTCTCCGAGAGCTCTACCCTTCTGAATGTAAGTCTCGTCGTAGCGCTTGACTTCTTTCTCGAGTGTCTCTACCGGATACATACGACCGTTACGGTTCTTGATACCACCTTGTAGGAAGATGCCTTCGATGAACACGTTCTTCTTCCCGTCTTCACGGGCTTCAGTGATACATCTGAGATCTTCGATGACTTCTGTGATTAGCTTCATGTCTTTACCTTACGAGTAGTATTCTGAAGTTGTGCCGAGCTTCTGTAGTTCGAGTAGGCAATAACCGTTTGCCGAACCTACGAAGTTAACGACGAGGTTAGCAGAAGGGTTGACGTTCAGAGGGATACCACAACCAGCATAATCCTTCTGGCCAGTCGAGTCGTATACTGCTACGAGTGTACCACCTCTGAGAACCTGAATCGAACCGACACCGTCTGTTCCCCACACTGCTTGTGTGATGTAAGCACCCGTCATGACTTCGTTGCCTACTGCGATACACGTAGTAGTTCCATTGACGTTGGTCGTCGTGCTGTTACCAGAAACGACGACGTTACCTGTGTTAGCAGCCGAGACATGAATAACGAACGATGTGTTCTTTCTGTTAGAAATAGTTACAGCCATTATTCACCTCTGTTTTGAATAGCGAAGTTTAGCATCTGCTCGATACCTTCAGGTGTCTCGCAAGTTGCCATGAACTTTCTTTGATTGTCTTCGTTTAGCTTTGAGAACACGTTGAGAAGTGTACGCTTGTGCGACTCAGCGAGATCGCCAAGGTTTGCAAGCAGTCTTTCTTCTTTGTTGAGTGGCTTACCACCGCGTTCTGCAGAAAGCTTAGCAGCGATCGCCATTACCTGACGCTTCTTCTGCGACTTACCTTTGAACTGAGGAGCGTCTGACTTTTGGAAATCCTTGACTACGGTTCCCATCGAAGCTTTCTTCATATCCAGCTTTTCTTCGATCTCGACTTCCTCGCGAGCCAACTTATCGATGGCTAGACCAAGACCGGCATGACGCTTATCAGCTCTGCGGTTGTGCATACGTTCTCTTGCAGATGGCTTAGCTCCTGCAGCGCGAGCACCCATTTCTCTACCAGCCACGGTATCTGAGCGACTCATCTGATCCTTAGCATTCTGTGCATATGATCTTAGAGTTGCCTTTGACAGTTCGTCGATCTGTTCAGCTTCTTCTTTGGCCATGACCTTGGCTTTTTCAATACCAGCCATTCTGCCACCGTATGACTTACGTCCGGCTAGAGCCCGACCTTTTTCGCGATAAAATGGATCATCACCATGATCAGCAATAGACTTTGCCTTCATTCTGTAGCTACGAAGCGTATCATGTGATAGCTCGTCGATCTGTTCGGCTTCTTCATTAGCAGGTACACGGGCGGGAGCTACCATACCCTTACCACCATGAAGTTTCCGTGCGGCTAATCCTCTGCCCTTTGCACGATCATGGAATGGCATGCCGGGTCGACCTGCGCCGTCCGCAGTTGCTTTCTTAAGGTATGAACCAAGAGTCTTCTTTGAAATCTCATCGATCTGTTCTGCTTCTTCAGTCTTTAGGCTTTCACCACGCTTACGAAGAGTCTTACCTGACATCTGTGCGCCAGCTGATCTCTTACGAAGAGTCTTGGTGTCCTTCTGATCCTTTGACCAGTCACCGCCGCCCACTTTCATCTTATCGACGATGTCATTGCCCTGTGCACGAGCCTTCTTACGATAACTCTGAAGTGTTGCAGTTGAAAGCTCGTCGATCTGCTCTGCTTCTTCAGCAACTTTCTTCTTCTTGCGCAGAAGCTTAAAGTCTTGAGCGTCGACCTTGCCATTCTTGTTGGCATCGATCTTGTGCTGATTGCCCTTCAGCTCTTCGTATACTTCTTCGTCTTCGCCAGGATTATATCCATGGCCTTCTTTCTTACGATCAGCCATCTTGACCTTCGAGCCTTTGAAAAGCTCGTCGTCGTTACCGTTGCGGTCAGCAACCTTTGCAACGACATGCTTGTCAATGAACTTCTGCTCGTCAGGGTTCTTGACGACCATCGGCCCAAGCTGTCTTTCGTTTAAGAAATCTTTAAGCGTCTTCGCCATCGTCGTCTTCTTCCTCTGTGTTGATGTCTTCTAGATCCAGATCATCTAGATCAATATCTTCGAACTCGTCGTCATCGATATCAAAGTCTACGTTATCTTCATAGTCGTCGTAGTCTTCGTCTTCGTTTTCATCGTCTTCAGCTGGCTCTGCGAACATCTGCTGTGCATACGAGATTCTCTCGTCTTCAAGACGTGCAGCGATCTTCTGACCCATCAGTTCGTCGAAAACCGAAGCGAACCGCGTTGGTTGTTGATCTACAGCTGCGCCGATCAGTTCGTCAATATCCATATAGATTCTCCAAAAGTCTTTTTATTATTTATAATGTGTCTTACTTTCCTACCAAATCGGGCACATTTGGTAGAGAAGTGGATTTAGGTTTAGCTGGTGGTGAAGGTGGAGTAGCGTCTGCTACTGGAGCAGCGTCACCACCAGGAATCGGTTGTCCGTCTGGACCAACTACCGGTTCGGCATATTGAGGATTGTCTTGTTCTTCGACAATCTGCTCGTCGATTTCCTTCATGTCTTCTTCTGTCTGATACAGAACGTTACGACGAATCCATTCATGCGAGTAGTATTTGCCTGCATAGTCGTCGATATCACGAAGCATCGAGATGCGATCACGAAGAATCTCAGTGTTCTTCAGCTCAGCGAAGTGATTATCTTCGGAGTACTCGTACTTGAAGTTTGACTTGAACTCGGCCCAATCATCAGAGGTAATGATACCCTTGAGGATCAGTTGCTTTTCAAGGATCTTGCTGAAGAGTTCAGAGAACTTTGCACGAAGGCGAGTGATGAACTTCGCGAACTTGACTTCGTCGCGAGTGATCTCGGTAGCACGACCAAAGTTGAACGCAACTTCAGGATCGAGACGTGAGATAGGAACGTTGAGCGCTTTGTACAGCTTACGTTGGAAGTACACGACGTCGTCCATCTGACCGAGGTTCTGTCCACCTGGCAGAGTGGTGATTTCCGTACCCTTACCGCCTTCACGACGTGGTAGCCAGAAATCTTCGAGCATCGTCATGTGCTTGCGATCGTCTCTGATCTCGCCTGTTCCGGCATCGTAGACTACCTTGTTCTTGAAGCGAGTCATGATATCACGGAGATACTGCTCAGCTTTCATCTTCGGTAGGTTACCAACGTCGATGTAGAAGATACGACGTTCAGGTGCACGAGAGATACGATAGATGACCAGCGAGTCTTCCATCGCCTTTAACTGGTTGAGAGGCTTAATAGCCTTCTGAAGGTAACCGAGAACCATGTCACCCTTGACGTTGACGATGCCTGAAGCAACGTTGACGATCGAGTCGACAGCGATCTTGATACCTTGTGTTGTAGGATCTTGATAGTTCGGCTGAGTCGGTACTTTACCGAAGCCATTCTCGTTGTAGATGTAGAACTCTTCACCCTTGGTAGGAATGATAACGTTCGAGTCCTTCGAGGCTTTTCTCTTCTTCTGAGTCTTGATCTTGCGAATCTTACGAGGATCGATGTAACGAAGTTCTTTGATACCTTCTTGTGGCTTTTTCTCGTCGATCATGACGTGATAGAACAAGCGACCGTCTACGTACCACTTCTTAAAGATTTCGTATGCATGTTGATTGAACTCGAGTAGCTCGACTACGTTGTCGAACTCTGCAAGAATCAACTTCTTAATCTTGTCTGGCTGTTCGAGGTCGTCGAGATTAAGAGAGACGACCTCTTTCTTCGGATCCAGGACTACAGCTTCGTTGAGGATATCGTCGAGTGCAAGCTCGATATCTGGGTGTTGAGCCATCTCGCGATACTTGCTGACGAGCTCTGATTCGGTGCGAATAGCACCTTCCATATCAACGTATTGGCCGTACGCTCCACCTTCGGCAAGAACAAGAGATCCCTCATCGTCCGGTTTAGGGACAAACGAAGGGAGCTCTTTTTCCTCTTGCTTTCTCTTGATTTCAAAACCAAATAACTCGGCCATGTGATCTCCAATTTAACTAACAAAAAAAGTAAGGGGAATGGCTACCCCTTACTTATTAATCACCGCCGGCGTCGCCTGTTACACTGTTACCGATTGTCCAGTAGTCATACTGGAAGGTAACCTGGAACAGTTCGATCTGGTCGGTCGTGGACCAATCCAGCTCGATTGGGCTGATATTGCTCGGGAAGATCCCGTTGAATTCATACGTACGCAGCTTCGAACCGTCTTTACCAAACTGAGTTACCTGAGCTTGTGACTTGTAACGGTTGATTTCTCTGACGTTACGCTGTAGACGATTGATCGCGTTCGACCATTCTTCCATGGCGTTACGGATTAGGAAGTCTTCGTCGTTGATGATCGTGACTGTCCATTCTGCGAACGTTCTGTCACCAGCTAACTTCATCTGACGGCCAAAGTAATAGACTGGAATGACTCCGAGGTCAGAGCCAGGCAGCTGAGCTGCCTGACACATGAATCGGGTTTTCGCGTCGCCAGCTCCGTTTGCAGGGTTATTGATCTGCACTTGGAACAGGTTTTGTCTTGCACCGCCGTAAGTTAGTTGGCTTCTCATTTCATTGATATTAAAAGCCATTTACTTTCCTCCTAGGTTTGTCTTATTTATTAGAACTGGCCAGCGATTTCGTTGAATTCGACACCAGATCTTACGGCAACGAAGTTCAGCTGAATGAAGTTGATCGACTTAGCAGGCTTGATGTAGATATCTCCAACAAAGCGGTTGCTGTCGATTACTTCAGCAGTGTTGTTCGTTTCATCGCAAACCACACGGAAGTCGTAGATACCGCGGCGACCTTGTACGTCACGTAGGTAAGGTTCTACGAGGTTTCTGAACTGAGCTCTTGTGAACTCATCGTTGAACTCAAACAGTGCCGAGTTAGAAGCAGTGGCGATCGCCTTTTCAAGAACGATGAACAGGCGACGAACGTTGATACGATCGAATGCGCTTGAACGTCCAAGAAGTGTCTTGTCTCCGTAAAGTACTGTACCTTGACCTGGGAACGTAACGACTGGGTTGACATCGTTCTTGTACAGAAGATCTCTTTCAGTCTTGTTCGGGCTGAAGGCAAGCTTTACAAGGTTCTTGACTTGACCGCGTGTGAAGCCAGCTGGTGAGAACCAAGGATCTCTTACGCTATCGCTGCGAGCAGTGATACCGGCGATGTCACCGTTCAGTGGAATATAGCGGTAAACGTCAGCGTACTTGTCGTACTGATACTTGTAACCAGAATCGAGGAATGCATAAGATGTGTTATGCAGTGCGTTTCTGAAGTCGACGATGTTTTGTGCTTGAAGATTTTCAAGACCAACACCTACGACGTCTGACTTAGCAGGAGAGATGAACACTACGCAATCCTTGCGAACTTCAGCGACGTTGTCGATCAGATAGTTGGCTAGCTGAACGTCGTTTGTTCCTGTTGCCTTACCCTGTAGAAGCAGCGAAAGATCAACAGTGCTTGCATCTGCGAACAGATCGTAAGCAGCGCCGAGAGCAGCCATCGAGATCGTATTCTCTGTAGCACCATCTGCACCGCGTACGAACGACTTGGTGTAAGGAACAGTATTGGTCGAATCAGAAAGGTCTCCAAGAGTATCCGATGCGGCTGCTGAACGATCGTTGGTTGCCCATACGTAACGTGAGAAGTCGTTGATGATAGTCTTGTAGTAGTTCGTTGTACCGTCGTCCTTCTTGGCGTTTGTCGCGCGCGAAAGGTTCTGGTAGATTTCAAGAACTTGACCGGGTGTACCCGAGATCAGACCGTCTTCGTCGACAACTACAACCGATACTTCGTCAGTGATAGCACGACCTGCTGCAGCCATCGCCGAAGATGTACCTGGAGCAGACTCGACAACGTTGAAGTATTCCCACTTACGAGTCAGTGCCGAAGCGCTGTAGTTAGTTGACTTGTTCCAAGTTGTATCGAAGCCGATGTTGAAGTAGATGTTTGTACCGTCGTCGAGCTGTGAACCCTTCGAAGTTACCTTCAGGTTCTGCTTGCCGACAGTTGTGTTACCAACTTCAACGTAGTCACCGACAGTGATCTTATCGCGAAGGGCTGTAACAGCCAGACGAGCCTGAGCAAGAGTAAGACCAAGGTCAGTAGCCGATTGCTTGACGATGTAGTTAACCGAGTTAGCAGCACCGTTCGAGATCGAAACGGCTGCACCGTTAAGTGTCAGCGACAGAGATAGACCTGTTGTATTCGCTCCGATAACGTAGTAAGTTGTACCTTCTGAAAGGCCTTGAATACTGTTCGCTGAAGAAGCTGCACCCTTTGCAAACCATACTGTATCACCGTTAGTGAACAGAGTGTTAGCTGTCGATAGAGTGATGAAGTTGGCTGAAACGTTGTTCGATCCGAGTGTACGAGCGGTTGCAGAAGCAGCTACACGATCCGCAAAGTCGTCTCCCGACCATACGAACACGACGTTAGCAGTGTTGCTAGCAACGTTGATCGACATCGTTGCAGATGTAAGATCTGCAAGAGCGTATGTGTTTGCAGCGGTGTAACCCCATGAGGTATTAGTTTCGAATGTAACAGTCTCGCTGTATTGCTGCGCAGTAGAGCACATCGAAACCTTGAGAGAGTTACCAAGTTCACCAGGATAACGAGCAATAAACTCTGTACCAGTGAAGGCAGTGTTAGTTGCACCCATGTTTTCGAACTGCTCAGTGTTCTTGACGATTGTCGCAAGACTGTTTGCAACTGATGTGTCGCCCGCATAAGCAGAAAGAGCTACGTTGTTCGAAAGGAACGTAAGCGCAGCGTCTGTGCTTGAAGTTGCAGCGCGATTAAGAACGACTGCAAGAGCAGAAGAGTTTGCTGTAACCGAAGTAACATATGTTCCTTCTGCGATACCGTCACCGATTACTCTTTGACCAGCAGTAACACCGTATGGGTTTGTATTGTCTGAAAGAACGACAGTAGTATTGCTCTGTAGGTTAACGTTCGAAGATGCAACCGTATTAGCAAAAGACGCTGTCGTGGTACCAGCACGCGAAACATACAGGGCGTTTCCATACGAAAGGAAGTTAGCTGCTGTGAAGAAGGTTTCGTAGTTGTCGGCAGTCGGCTTACCGAAGCGATTTACGAGTGTATTTTCTGAATCTACGAGGACAAACTTTCCGATCGGACCCCAACGAAACACGCCACCAATACCACCGACAGTAGTCGCTAGTGCTGGTACGGAAGTTGTAAGATCAATTTCGGAAACGTTGATTCCCGGGCTGACTTGAAACGCCATTGTTATCTCCCTTTTGAAGGTTTAGTCATATAAGTTATGTTTTTCTTTATTTATAACTTCAGCAATTCGGGAGATCTATCGACGAAGAAGCTCGGCCTTCTTACGCCCAATCGTTCCCTAGCATCTTGTAAGTTCTCTGATAATAATTTATCATAGTCCTCGGCGAGTAGAAACTTTGCCTTCTTACCATTCTTGTAGGCTTCGTATGCCATTCTTAATCTTGTAAGAGTGAAGTCCCTTTCTCGAAATGGTCGGCCGAGGTCGAACAAAATAGTAAGAGCTATAATTAGCCAACTCAGCGATCTCGTTTGTGCGAACGAGAACATAGCAAGGCACATCTCTCCATCGATAGTCGTAGGGTAACCAGTTAATACGTGCCAAAAATCATGAGTATCACGATATCTTCGAGCCATCCAACTATATGGATGCTCAGCATCTATCCATTTATCATTAGCTTGTCTTCGACTAATCTTTACTACTTTCAACTGTGCTTGTTTAAACTTTTCGTATGAAATATGACCGACCGAACCAACAGGTCGATCTTTGAGTGTGGGAATATAGTGTAAAATCTCCTCGCTCTTGAACGCCATTTGACCACCAATACGAGTCTCAAGCATCTTCTTGTAAGTATACTTAAGAGAAGGTCCACTGCCATGTCTAACGATCTGAGAAAGAAATATCAAAGCGTTAGTAGGGTGATACAGCGTATGTTTCAGAGCTTTGAATAGTCTCTTAAGATCTAATCTATATTCGTCTTTCATATCAAAAGTTTCCTTCAAAGAATCCTCTCTTACGATCCGCCCAGAACTCGTCTTTCTGACCGCCGTCAAAGAGTGGTTCGTTGACTTCATCATCGTATGCATCGTCGCCTGTGCTCATCAGACCAAAGGGCAGCATAGCTTGCTCGAGCATCTTCTCGTTCTGCTCGTAGATCTGCATACGAATGTCAAGGTTCGTGATCTCTTTCAAGTATGGCTGAGTCGTCAACCATGCAAACAGAACACAGCACATAGCCATGTCGTCGTTGCCTTCTTCGGCTTCGTAAGACTGGTTGCCTTTGAGACTGTTTTTCAAAGAGAACCTATACAGTTCATAAATGGTATCATAGTCGACGATGATGAACTTATCTGACTCGACCAACGTCTTGAGAGTAGCACAACCGATTCTCTTCACCTGCTTGGTAGTCTTGACACCATAGTGAGTGGTGGTAGCGAAGCCACCTGACAGACTCTGACCAGTACGACCGTTGTTGGCAGTCACCAGAACTCCGTCATATTCAAGATCATAGTGAAGAATGTCTGCTACCTGTTGGCCGATATCGTTTGTTTCGACAAGTACCAAAGCGTTGTTGTACTTGATCGCAGCTCCGTAGATGATGTTCGGGTATACCATCGGAGAGATCAAGTTATTTCGATACGTGGCCACCTGTCGATACGGCATCGTAGATACGTTGACGACAATGAAGGCAGAGTAGTCGGCTCCTGCTCCTCGAGAGGTATCGACAACGATAGCATAGATGGTATCTTCTTCTGGTTCCTCGTATACCTTCAACCCACCCACATCCTGTGCGATAGGTTGTTTGTAGACCATATTACGAAGTTTGCTTGGGTGAATGAGTGTGTTCGATGAACCGAGGAACTCGCACTCGTATTCCTGTCTGAACTGATCTTCAGAGGTGTTCGAGATCGTTTCTTCTTTCCAAGCCTCATCGCGACCAGGAATCTGTGACCAGTGAACGTCGACTCGAGCGTAAGCGTTACGACCTTCTTCAGACTCTGTCCAAATACGGTAGAACATGTTCATGCCGTTCGGCGTCGATGTGATCAGAACCTTAGAACTCTGACCCGATGAAATGGTAGGATATACCGATGCGAAGAACTCGTCTTGAATATTTGTAGGTACGAACGCGAACTCGTCTAGGTAGACCATGTTCTGAGAAGTACCACGGATGGCGGAAGAAGACGTAGCAGACGCAAGGATTTCAGACCCGTTCTCGAGCTTAATGTTACCTTTGTTCCATTCTGTAACTCCCATCTGGAGCCACTTTGGAAGGTGTTCGAACATGAGCTGGATACGACCAAGAATTTCACGGGCCTGTCTGTCCTTGTTAGCGAGAATGGCGATCGAGTACTCTTCGTTGAAGAGGATCTTCCATAGCAGGTAAGCAGCAACGGTAGTCGTCTTACCCACCTGACGAGGCATCTTACAGATAACGAAGCGATTCTCTTCAAAGGATAGGATCATTTCCTTCTGGAATTCCCAGAGAGGGAACATGATCAGACCCTTATCGATGTTGACGATCTTACAGTAGTTCAAGATAAAGTAGATCGGATCCTCAGAACACTTGATGTACTCCTGAACCTGTTCGGGAGTATACTCTACTTTGGTATCTGCGCGTTTGAGTCTAGGATTACCTAGATAGTTTTCACTCGCCATCTCTGTTTTGCTTTAAATACTTTTGAAGTTCGGCAGTCGAGCCTACGAACAGGTTGTTCGTGACTTGCTGAGGAGAAGCAGTAGGATCTTCTTCCATGATCTTTTTCTTTTTTGCCTGAAGGTCGAGCAAATCTTTGCTGGCTCCGACCATCGTGTTCATCATGGTAGCAAGAACTTCGTATGCTCGCGGATGCTGACTCTGACGAGCCACATCCATCAGATCGAACAAAGCTTCTTGTCCCTTATTGATGACTTCCATCATGTTCTCACGAGCATACTCGAAGTCAGCGTCTACCTGTGTCGTCATCTTCTTCTCCACCACCGCTGGTAGGTTTTCGCCGGGAGCGATGTTCAAAAACTTATCAAGTTCATTACTCATTATAGATTCTCTGTAATTGTATTGATGATTGCGTAATCATCTGTACTTATGATTTCTTGATAATCGATACTTTCAGCAACATTGCTTGTAGGTTGACCGCTTACAGTCAATCCTGGCTGAGAAGATACTACGATCGTATCAGTTGTATTAGTAGTGTTGGCGATCGTAACGTCTTCTGTCAACCTAAATGTAGTCTCAGCAAACTTGATCAGCTTCGACTTCTTCGTAGGTCCGTACAGCCATCCCTTCATGGTAAAGTTGAGAGTCCACACGCTGGCTCTTCTTTGCTCGAAGCTGCCTTCGTACTCGTCTTGGTGAGTGATACTGTTTAGGATAACAGGGATATCACGAGCATTGTCAACTTCAGGAACGATGTTCACGCTGACCGTGAAGTCAGGTGTAAAGTAAGGAACAATCTGCTCTACGATTCGTGTGCCGTCTTCAGAGTTCTTGACCATGATGTTCATCTCGAATATCATGTCATACGGAACGGGTTGGTACTGATACTTGACTTCGTCGTCAGTTCCCATCGTGGTAGATTGTTTAGTCAACTTATTAAGGGTATTCAGCTTACGAGTAGGATCATAGTCCATCGATAACATCTCGAACGAGATTCTCGGCAGTACGATAGCTACTTGGTTATCGAGTCTTGGGTTTTGATCCAATCTCGTAAGAACTTTGTCCTTTGGACCATATGTCAAAGGAACCTTCAGAGTCTGGATAGTCTTACCGTTTATGTCAGAACGATTGAGATAGATATCGTTAAACAGAGTTCCGAAGACGATGATGTACTTACGAAGCGAGTCGTGATTCCAGGTTCTTCCAAACATTAAATCACTCCTTCACTGAATGGATCTCGTTGTGTCCAATCGAGAACACCTTCTGCTTCTTGCTGGATCTCTGTATTATCTTCGAAGTAGTCTCCAGCTTGAGTCTCGAAGTCGTATCCGGCCTGAATGATTGGGTTTCCGTCTTGAGTAAGAAGGAAGCCACCATCAGAAGTCGTGATGCTGTACATATCAAGGCTGAGACCAAGCTTGCGCTCAAGATCGTCGATGGCCTTGATACCCGTGTTGAGGTGTTCGCTGCTGTACTCGAACATTTCACAAACAAGATCGTACATTTGGATTGCACCCATCTGATAGAAGACCGGAGTCTTGTTCACGTACTTGATGTACATCAAACGATCTGCCATCGGCAAGTAGATGAGATCGCCTTCTTGAGGACGATCGATCATCTCTAACTGGCCAATTTCATCCATAAAGTTTCGAACTGAAACCGTAAACGTAACCTGATCTCTGATTTCAAGACCAAACTTCGAGAGGAACTGACCGTCTCCTTCATAGCTTTCGTAGCTGCGAATGTACATATCGATCTCATAAGCCATATTGTACTCTGAAACCGTATCTTCTTCGTAAATATCGTCTTTGGCCTTCAGCGTTCTTGGACAATAGAACACATCATGACCATACATCTTGATAGACTCAAGAACAAGGTTCTCGATCAAGATCTGTTCTTGACTGTTCGTAAAGTTGTTGAAATAAAAATTAGTCGACATCTATTATCCAATCATATCGAGGACCGGAAGTGAGTACGAAGTGATCATCTCATCTTCCAACTTTCTCCTCTCGGCGACAGCATCGTCGTAGATCTTCTCTCCATTGAACTGAACGCCACCTGGAAGAGTCATGCCAGTAAACTTGGTCAGATTGGAACCCCACTGTTCTTTGATCAGAGTCGTGGCATAGTTCTGAAGCCAGCGATCGTTCCATGCATCCGTCCATGTTTCTGGATCCACGACTTCATAAGCTTCTACGAGCAAGAACTCGCCGACAGCCACCGTGTTCCAGTCCATGTCAACGTACAGACGATCTTTATGACGCGAGTAGCGAATAGGTTGCTTACCGACGAGCAACTCTGTCATGAGACCAAGGTGTTCCATGACCATGTAGTACGGAACGAGCGATACGTTAGTGAGAGTGTAGAGGTCGTTCAGCGCGATCTGATAACGGATATTGAAGAGGTCGTCTGAGCGAATCGAAGGATCACCCATCGAGAATACGCTGACAGCACCGAGGATATTCTCTGGAAGAGTGATGTACTTGTTAGCTACATCGGTTTCGGTGATAGCATGCTTGTAGTAGACCTTGTCTGAACCATCGAAGTGATAGTCATACCAATAACGGATGGCCTCGTCAACGCGATCGTCGACCTGATCGTCGTCTACGTTGATCTCGATTACTGGCTTGCCTAGCTTACGAAGACAGTATTCTTTAAACTCGGCTTTTGATGTAGGAGTTGCCATGTAATCCCTCTTTTAGTATATTTATCCACTAGCTATTTATAAGGCGCATAAATACAGTCAGTAACACTATGAACGGGCGACTTGACATGAATCTAGACTTGATGATCATCGATAACTTTTACATAAATCCTGATGCTGTGAGAGCATACGCTCTGACCCAAGAATTCGATGTCGCTGGAAACTATCCAGGTAAAAGAACAAAATCATTTCTCACAGACGACGTCAAACAGTGCATTCAGAACTGGATGTGGTTTGCTGGTCCTGTGACCAATTGGCATGAAGACTCTGGTTATACTGGAGCTTTTCAGTATGCAACTGCGTTCGATCGTACATGGATCCACAGCGATCATACGAGTATGTGGGCAGCAGTATGCTACTTGACTCCTGATGCTCCTCCTACCGCAGGCACTGCCATCTATCGTCACAAAGAATCAGGAGAGTATCGTTCTACTGAGAACATACATGAAGGATACGACTATACTAAATGGGATCGAATCGACGTTGTAGGCAACAAGTACAATCGACTTGTGATCTATCGCGGTGACCTGTTCCATGCCAGCCTCGATTACTTCGGCAAGGATCTATACGACGGTCGTCTTTTCCAAACGTTCTTCTTTGATACGGAGACTTACTGATGAAAGTATGTAAGATCATCTGGTCGACGAATAGACTCGAGTACCTGATCCCGACTCTCAAGTCTCAGAGAGATATGCTTGACTTTAGTCACTGTGAAGTCGAAGGCATCTTTATCGATGACATGCCAAAAGGTCGGCATGACGGAACGATGTATGAGTTGGCCAAGAACTTTGGTTACACTGAAGTAATTCTGCATCAACAGAACATGGGACTTCCATATGTATGGAACGCCACGTTCGAGCTATTGAGACAGAGAGATTACGATTATGTTTACTTGTCAGAAGACGACGTTACATTCAACCAACCGGTGAAGGTTCTCGATCTCGCTCAGATTTTACATGACAACAAAACGTTCTCTCAAGTATGCTTGACGCGTCAGAAGTGGTATGACTTCGAAGAAGAGACACAACCACTCGAGTCGGACATCATTCTAGACAAAGCTCAAAATCTTAGTACGCAATATCGAGTAGAGCTCTCTGATCAGTATTTCTGGAGTCTAGCGAGCTTCTTTCCAAGAAGCATGGCAGATATCCCGCATCGTGAGATGACTGGAGAGAAGAATCTCAGCGAGTATGTGGTGGCAGCATCGTTGAAACAAATGGAAATGAAGACATGCAAGCTAAAGAGTTCAGAAGGAAAGAACCTCGTTACTCATATCGGAGAGTACAGCATCGGCAAGAGAGCCGAACCTGGAGATCCACGCTATGAAGACTTTGCTGCGTTTCATCCCGAGAAGAAGTATAGTTCAAGACACGGAACAAAGTGGTAATTATAAGTTGAGAGATACCATAATATCTGTTACATCACCTCTCGGTGTTTCTTCTATAACACTATAATAACCAGCATTCGCTCTGTATCTAATGAACCTATGCATCACAGAGTTAGTAGGGATCATTCTATAAAGGATTTTGGATATACCGTTTTCCGTATAAAATCGATTTCTATCTAAACGAGTCTGCTCGTTGTACAGATAGTTCCGAGATCCTGTTTCGTCTGGAGCAACAAGCGAGATTCTACCATCGTGTGTGTCTCCATCGATAATGTAACCACATCCAAGACTCATGACTATTCCTGTATCAGTATCGACTGACTTTGCCATAAACCATACGTCATCTTCACCACGTACGTTCGTCCCTGGCCATTCGTTGTTAATACCGCTCTCAATCATCTCAAGCAACTTTGTTTTTCTTTCTGCGTCAGTATACGGAGAATGTGCTGGCCAACTAGCCTCAACTGCATCCTTCGCTCTTTCGTAGAGATCATCGAAGTCGATCTCTGATAGATCGTTGATTATAGAGTGTACGATATTCATTTCTTAACCCTTTTTGTGCCTACTGCATTGGCAACGTAGTCGAGCCATCCTTCTCCGCTCGTGTCTGTTGCATGTTCGTGATGCCATTTATGATGGTGTTCTCCACCGGTCAAAATTCCGTACCACCATGGCATCTTTTTTGGTCCGTTCTTATCATGATTGAGAGTTGATATCGAAAGCGTAAACAACGAAAGACCGGTCGGTACTACGAACAAAAACAAGAACGCGTTCAAAGAAACGAAGAGTAACAAGAACGGAACGAGAAGCAACGGCCAGTAGTAGTCATGATAAAATCTCGTGATCTTGTTCTTACCTAATCTTACTATCGTTCGAAGATCTCCTGCTTGTCGATCTACCCAAAAGAGAGGGAACATAGCTTTCCAACCGAGGTACTTCGGAGAGTGAGGATCCTTTTCCGTGTCCATGTACTTGTGATGGTTGACGTGCGCTGCACAGAAGTCGATCGGCGATGATATGCTACCATAAAAACCGAGGCCTGTACATATAAACTCGACTACAGGATGCATAGTATGTGTACGATGACCATGAATACGGTGATACGTGACCACTGCTCCTACACACCGCATAAGGAAAAACATGACCAAGGATGCTAAGACCCATGGCCATGAAAAGTATGTTATCATTGCCCATACTGCGATGACGGGCATAATAAGTTGTAGAGCAAACAAGTGATATGTTCTATCTACATTCCTTAAAAACATCCTGAATTGCTTTCTTTATTACCGATCCATGCCTATGACTATCCAATAAAGGAGTCTGTGTTCCACTCTTTCCAAAATAGTCTTCATACCACACGATATTACATACATACTTATCAACGTAAGACTTTAAACCAAAGTAGTCGTAGACAGTAAACTGTATCTCTTTTAAGAGCACCTTCGTATCGATATCTGGGTACAACTTCAGCATGAAGTTAGCGTAGCTCATGAAAGCGTCTATCATATTCTTTCTCAAGATCACATAGTCAGCTTTGTCAGCTATCAGATACGATGATTTATTTATCATGACGATGCTGCTTTTCTTATCGTAGATAAGATCGGCAAACCGATCAGGAGTAAAATCTTTCTGAAACTTTGTCTCGTGATGATCCACCTTCTTGTTCTCGAACATGTAAAGCGGGTTCAGTTCTCCGATGAATGGAATATCGGTCTGATCTTGCAAATCAAGACAGAACCGAGTAGCTCCGCACCGAGGAATAGAACAAACGATCATTCATCGTCTTTCATAAACAGAGCAGGAGGAAGTTGGTTTTCTTCTGGAACCTTCTTGAATTCAGTAAAATGATTTGCTTTACCTGGAGTGTCTAAGCTGTATGTTCGGGCACTCTCTGCGATTTCAAGATTAATAAAATCGATTCCGAACTCTTGATGGAAAGCTTCTAGCATATCTTCACGACATGTATCTAAGTATTTCCTCCATTCAAGTCGACCGATCTCAGAAAGTCTTTGCCTACGGCGTGCACCTGCTGGTTCGACTACATTGTTCTTTGTATGCCAAGTCTTTGTATCAGCTAGGTGATAAGAAACCATCTTACTGTGATGGAACATCTTATAGCCAGCTGCATACGACATCATTGCCATCATTACTTCTTCGCCTTCGAAGAAGATTTTTGGATTTAAGCCGACATTATCTACCCAATCTTTGTGAGTAAAGAAGTTGCCTGCCATGATATGAAATGCCGGCTGAGGCATTTCGGTTGCAGGAAAAGAATCTCCGTGCACTACTGGAATGAGAGTTTCAGGATCGATTGTGTAGTACCCTACTTTACAAGATAGATCTTCTTGTTCAATCAAATAAGTCTTTATCTCGTCATCTTCTTCAGAGATGTTGAAACCTTTACACGATCCCGTGATGATGATCTTGTTTGTTCCAGATATATCCAACGCTCTCTTATAATCTTCGATCAGCGCGCGATCCCAATGCTGATCGTGCAGAATATGCGAATCGATCTGATAGATGAAATCGAACTCGTCAGTAACGTTCAACATGTTGACGTATCTTGCCCACACACATCCGTCCGAATACTCAGGATCAATTCTTTTGTAGATAACGTCTTCACGACCTACTAATACAGGTTCTGTGCATGCAAGAGAATCCTCATAACGAGTCTGTTCGAAGATCGAGTACACGACGTTGTTTCTATTAGATTTGGTCTGCATCATACTCTTGATAGTATGTGGCAGTAATGGATCTTGGTAAGAACAGATCGAAACAAAAATATTCATTGCTCACTCTCTTTGTTTATCTTAAAAATCTTTTTTGTTCTCATGAACTTTCGATAGTATTGCTCGTCATCACCCGGAATCATGTTCTTTGCTTTATCTACCTGCTCTTCTGTGCCTGGACCGACCGACGCTGTAATAGACTTATTTAAAAACGGCATGACATGAAGAAGCGGTTCTCCGGCTTTAATATGAACTTCGCAAGATCGTCGCGGCATACAAATAAAATTGACTGCATGAAACTTGTTGTAGTCAACTATTCCTGGAATAACATGTAAATCTTCAAAATGAGAACCATGATACGTTGCAGGCATTACCATTGCACTGATATTTTTATGTGCAAAGATTTTCCAAGGAGATGGAAATAGAATAGCCGTAGGAGGAACATCTTCGACTTCGAAGGCTCCGTCTATCAACCTATAATCCATAGGATTTCCGTTTGCAAACCCTCTATCTCCACGAGCTGCACCATCTCCTATGCGCCAGGAAACTCCTGCTTTGTTTGCAAAAATATGGATGTCTACCCATGCAGGAATAATATACCCATACTGAGAGTAGTCGAGGATTCCTGGACAACCCGGCATCATATGTTTTCCATACGTATCAAGTTGATGGCGATACGTGTTTGCTTTGACATCGCACGCTCTTTCGACCGTAAAGTTATGATACGTAAGGCGAGTAGTATCTACAAATTCGAGATCTTTTTGCGGTTTAAACCATGATGTAAATGGATTCTTCATTTTCTAGGTGCTCTCAATTCATCAGTATAAACTTTTCTACGTGTGTTCTGCATCTTCGTAATAAGATTGACTTTATCAAATTCTTTATCTGTCATGTCACGTACTACCGGTTTTGTCGGAATTGCATCTCTCTTGACCGGAATAGCTACTACAAGGGGAGTACCAGCTGGAAGCAAATCATCAAAGTTTGGTGTGTGCCAAACAGCCGGGAAGTTAACTTCCTTTGGATAGGTATCTGTATCAACCAGACCAGAAAGACAAGTAAAGTGGCTTTCCATATTGTTAATAAGCGGCATAAACAGCGTCGACCAACCCGGAGCGGTCTTCACGATCCACGGATTGATGAATTTAAGAGGAGGAGCTGGGAATCCAGGAGCAGTTCTCTCTCCGAGTTGGCGAATGTCATGGAACTCGCAAACGTTGATATGTGGAGAAGATGTGACTTCGATCGTGCTACAATCATGATTTGACCTAACTGAAAGATCTGATATCAAGGGAATAACATATCCAAGAGACATCGCATCCAACATTGGCATGCACTTCTTGGCTGTAAAGGTTCGAGCTCCGTATTGATCGCGGTCGTTATTACCATCATTGATCACAGGTGGAATTCTCTTGTACCATTCCGGTATGTACTTTGCTGCCGGTCGAGGCTGAGGAAGAGTGGCTACATCGTCTCGATGACAATAAAACTCGATGATAGGCTTTTTCTTAAAAGGATTCCAACTCAACATTCTCTTTCACCCATTATCCATGCTACAAGACTTCTACGAAGACCAGAAGTTACCGGAGCAACACGATGCGGCATCCACGAAGCGAAGTATACGATATCACCTTTGTTCGGTTTAAAGGAAACTTTGTCTTCGAGGTTTCCAGTGTTAACGATCTCAAGTTCTCCACCTTCATACTCATCAGGATCAGAGAGTAACAGAACAGCCGAGATCTTTCGAACCCATTTTTGCCAGCCGAACTCTACATCCCAGTGCCAAGTATAGTGCTGGTTTGGTCCATACTTCGTGTACTGAAACGCATCGACTCCATCGATGTTGTACATGAAGTTATCGTAGTTGACGATAGACGTGATACCGGCCATACGATTGAAAAGCCAGTCGCTGTGTTGATCGTGATGAATCCAGGATACGTCTGAGTCTCGTGTCTCAGCGGGCGCAGCAGCATTCTTATCAAAACCAACTTTTCCTTTTTCAAATGTTTGAAGTCGTTCGAGATCAATGATCTTATCGACTTCTTCTGAAGTAAATCCTCCGGACCACACCGCAAAACAATTCAGTTGTTTCCCGTACTTAGGAATATTATATGGCATATTAAATCCTTTATCAATTCACTTATTGAATGGTAATGTCGATATAACCTCCGGGAGCTACCGTTACCGAATGCGTTTGACCATCTGGGTATGAGTAGTAGCTTGCCAGCTGATTACTTATAACAGGAGCAGGTGTACCTCCGACGTTTGACCCAGGGAAAGTGATTCCAAGAGCAGAAGATGGGTTACCTGCAACTGCTGGAGTAGGAGTATTATAGTTCTGCGGACCAGCTGTTGCTGGGTTATAGTTCTGAGGACCGTTGGTAGCTGGATTGTAGTTCTGTGGACCGTTGGTAGCTGGATTGTAGTTCGCAGGGCCGTTCGTCGGAGCATTGTAGTTCGCAGGGCCGTTCGCTACATTATAGTTTGCAGGACCATTGGCTACGTTATAGTTTTGAGGACCGTTCGCTACGTTATAGTTCTGCGGACCATTGGTAGCAGGGTTGTAGTTTTGAGGACCGTTAGTAGGCGCATTGTAGTTAGTCGGACCATTGGTAGGTGCATTGTAGTTAGCCGGACCATTGGCTACGTTGTAGTTTTGAGGACCGTTGGTAGGTGCATTGTAGTTCTGCGGACCATTTGTCGCAGCATTATAGTTAGTCGGGCCGTTAGTAGGCGCATTGTAGTTAGCCGGACCATTGGCTACGTTGTAGTTTTGAGGACCATTTGTTGCAGCGTTGTAGTTTGCAGGTCCGTTCGCTACGTTGTAGTTCTGAGGACCATTTGTTGCAGCGTTGTAGTTCGCGGGCCCGTTTGTTGCAGCGTTGTAGTTTGCAGGACCACCGGTCGGAGCGTTATAAGGTGCACCTACAAAACCGGGCGTTGGGGCATTATAAAAGAAGTCTAGTACAGGACCACCGTACTTCGGAGAATAATAGTAATTTTGAAATCCAGGATACGGAGGGTAGTAAGTACCGTTACCCGGAATGACGTTATACGTAGAGACATTACCGGGAACGATGTTGTAACTTACTACGTTACCTGGGATCTTATTGTAAGTACCGGTTCCTGGATATGTGACGTTGTAAGAAACGACATTACCCGGAACGATGTTATATGTACCAGTTCCTGGATAGATGATATTGTATGTAGCTATATTACCGGGAATCTTGTTGTAGATACCAGTAGCATTGCCTGGAATGATATTGTAGGTTCCAGTAGCATTACCTGGAACGATATTGTACGTGCCGGTTCCTGGATAGATGATGTTGTATGTAGCTATATTACCGGCAATTTTGTTGTAGATGCCAGTAGCATTTCCTGGAATAATGTTATAAGCACCAGTAGCATTACCTGGAACGATATTATAGGTTCCAGTTCCTGGATAGATAATGTTGTATGTACCAGTTCCTGGATAGATGATGTTGTATGTAGCTACTGGATAGATGATGTTGTACGTAGCCACTGGACCAGGAATGATATTGTAAGTCGAGATGTTACCAGGAACGATGTTGTAGGTTCCAGTAGCATTTCCTGGAATAATGTTGTAAGTACCGGTCGCATTACCAGGAATAACGTTGTAAGTACCAGTTCCTGGTCCTGGAACGAGCGCGTTCCCAGAACCACCCTGCCCTGAAACGTAGATGCTGTTACGACCATAAGGAATAGCGATGTTACCCGGAGAGTTGAACTTAGTAGTTCCCGTTCCAGATCCACGCCATGTTTTTTCTAATGTAAATTTAGAACCGCCACCAATACCCATCGATTAGCTCGCATTTTTAACTGAGAGTGAAGCGATCCATGTAGTACCGCCGTCGTATGTCATGACTGACCATATATCTATGGCGTTTGCCGTAGTCGTTGCAGGAGGTGCAACACCGCCTGGCCATTTCGTTCCTGTCGGCCATGTGATCGTTCTACCACCTGTCGCGTCTTGCTTGGCAACGAACGTGAACGAGAACATTCTACCAGAAGGAGCGTTGCTAAACGTCGGAGTGATGTTACCTGTCAGAGTCAGGTTGAAGAAGTTCGAAGTCGACAGGTCGAGAGTGATAGCACCAGTTGCAGTGGCATTCGTCGACACGTATTCAGAGTATGCTTGGAATGCAGGAGCAACGATATAGTTGTTAGCCATCGCCACGTTAGCTGCAGCTGTCGTGATACCTCCAAGGTATGTTGTTCCGTTAACTGAAAACTTATGTGCTGGAGAGGTGTTACCGATACCGGTATTACCACTGTTGATGATAGTGATAGCAGTTTGACCTGACTGTGAACCTCCAGCCGCAAGTCTCAAACCAGAACCATTTGTACCAATAATAGGATGACCTGATCCAGAATCATGCCTTACGATAAGAGTACTCGTAACACTATCTGTAAGAGACAGGGAAACACCGCCAGTAGATGTAGCAGCGGTGATTGCTGGAGAACCTGCAGTGCCTCCTCCGACCTGGAGAGTAGTAGTTACGTTGGCGAAACCGGTAATAGTCGTGTTACCAGTAATAGTGAGGGTATTAGCAGTAACTGCTAAATCGTATGTACTGCCGGTAAATTTAATGCCATAGCCTGATGCACGATCTGACCATGATCCAATGACAAGATTTCCACCGTTTATAGTGCCATTCGAGAAGTACAATAAATTGTCATTATTAGCTACTAAGTTATTATACGCGCCTGGACTGGCTTGTGGTACAACAAATGCTCCATAAACACCACTTCTAAGAGCGATTGCAGGCTGCGTTCCACCGGTACCACTAACGTTAGCGAATCCGGTGATAGTTGTATTACCAGCTGCAAGAGTGGTAACTCCTGACAATGACCCGTTTGCGGTAACAGATCCAGAACCAGTTACTTGGAAAGCAAGACCGCCGCTTGAGTTGAATCCTTGGAATAGTGAATAAACATTGTTGGCTACTTGCGCAGTATATGCTTGTTTTCCATCGGGAGCAGATGATGTAACGAGTCCGCTGTTGTATGGAGTTGCTGTACCTACTGTTAGGAATGTACTGTTCGCAACGAACGTTGTTCCGACTGTATAAGATGCAGCGTTGACTGTTCCTGTATGATATGCACCTGTGGTATTTGCAATGAAGCTAGATCCAACCGTCAACAGTGCAGAGTTGACTGAAGTAGATACGTTCGCAAAGCCAGTAATAGTAGTGTTACCGGCTGCAAGAGTAGTAATACCTGAAACCGCGCCGGAGAAAGTACCGGTTGTCGTTGACAGCGATGTAAGAGAAACTGCTCCCGTTGCTGATGAAACAATAATAGGAGAAGCTTGATATGTACCGTTCGCATAGTATGTCGACAGCGTTAGATCAGAATTATCGTAACGATACCAACCTGCTCTAACCGTACCACCGGTGTCTTCCCATCTAGCTCCAGAGAAGTTTGTAGTATTCGATGCTCTAAATATTACTCCCCACGTTGCAACATTATAGGTATGCTGGCCAGAGATAGTAAAGTTCGCTGTCGTATTGATTACGTTTGCTGGGATCTGAGCGTAAGGTAAAGTACCGGTAGTGATGTTCGTGGCATTGGTATAGTATGCAGCAAGTTGACCATTAAGATACGTAGCGTTGTTGGCGGTGCCGGTAAACGTCGTGCTGTTTACGGTTGAGCTCACTGAAGAGTTACCGATCGTCATGACTGCTACAGAAGCGTTCGACGTGATCGTAGCTCCGAACGATGTGGCATTAATAGTGCTGACGTTAACGTTACCTGTAACAGCAAAGTTACTGTTCCAAGTTAGTGCTCCTGTTCCTGCACGGCCAAGCTTAATCGAGTTATCGGCATTGCCGAATACGATGTATGCGTTGTTTGCGCTCTGTTGACCTTGAATACGAAGAGTATCTGCCTGGTTGACGTCTCCGATCCAAGCATCGTCTCCGACCTTGAAGTTTGTACCGTTACCGTTATTGGCTGTGATAACCATATCACCCGAAACGTTTGCTGTAGCGGTGATGTTTGTAGTAGCAGAAACGCTCGTAGCAGTTACCGTAGTGAAAGCACCCGAGTTGGCAGTGCCTCCACCGATAGCTTTCGGTGCTGCCCATGTTGCTGTGTCAAAGTATGTAGAGTTGTTAGCAGAGCCTGAGAACGCAGTCGAGTTGATGGTAGATTTAGACGAAGTGTTACCGATAGTTACGTTACCTGCGATGTAAGTTCCGGCATGGCCAGTTTCGAGGTAAGATTGTCCGCTAACGAGCGGGTTACCGAGAACGATACCTTCGAGGTTCGAGTTGGCTACTAAGATATCAAGAGAGTTGTTTGTGTAGTACCACTTGGTTGTACCGTTGGTATTTCTGCCGATCTTCCAGTTAGCGTCTGCTATACCGTTGAATAGCAAGAACCCACCAGCAACAGAAGAGTTTCCTGAAGTGATAGAGATGTTGTTTGCAAAAGTAACGTTGGCGGCAAACGAGTGTGTGTTAGTCCAAGCATACGTAGAGTTGACGTTCACACCTGCTGATGCAGTTGACCAGTAGACTCCGGTTCCATTCGTTGTTAGGACTTGACCAGAAGTACCGTACGAACCGTTAGCATAGATACCGCCGTTGAATACAACACCTGGAGAGATGTTAAAAGTACTCGTGACGCTGTTGGCAAAGATCGAGAATACTGCACGAGCGCCATAAGTGGTGTTCGATGTATAGAATACAAAGTTATCGTCGTTCTGCTGTGTAAAGTATGCGTATGCAGAAGTGTTGACTGTCTGGAATCTTAGATGCTGATTATTATTGATCAGCTGTGGAATACCATAAGTTACTTGTGTAGTGTTGGCTACAAAGCTTGATCCGACAGAAAGAGCAGCAGAGTTAACAGACACCGATACGTTTGCAAAACCGGTAATCGTAGTATTACCTGCAGCAAGAGTCGTGATACCGCTAACAGCCTGCGCGGCGCTGGTAGACTGAATAGTCGTAGTGCCGAGATACAGTGAAGGTAAACGAGCTGCTGCGAGTGTACCTGTACTAATATTCGTGGCATTCGTATAGTAAGCTGCTAGTTGACCATTAAGATACGTAGAGTTGTTCGCGGTGCCAGTAAACGTCGTGGTATTAATGGTGGCGTATACTGATGTGTTACCGATACGTGCTGTATTTGCCCAGAAATCAGCGATATGGAACGACGTGTTAGTAGTATCGATGTACACGTTCGCGTCTGGTTCTGGATCATAGTTATCAAAAACTTTCCAGAACCCGTCAGTGGCATCTCTGAAGATACCCGTGTGGTGATACACGCCGTCGTTGTAGTTACCAGCGATACCGATATCCGGGTTCGTGACGTCGTTGTTGCTGTTCAGATAGATCATGTTATCGGACACGATCAGGTTATTTGCGCCGACAACGTTCACGTTACCTGAAACAACAAGGTTTCCTGTGAGAGTGATACCAGCAAATTCTACAGAATCTGTAGTACGAACGTTTTGGTTCATACGATATGGAAGCCGAGCTTCTGCTACTGTTCCGGTAGAAAGATTGCTGGCATTCGAAGCGTATGTCGTCGCATTGGTATATGCCGTAGCTGCGTTGCCTGTAATAGCAGAGTTCGCAGTTAGAATCTTACCGTCTGTGTAACTGACAGCATTTGTATAAGCAGCTGCAGCGTTAGCAGCCATGGCCGTATTTGCAGTACCGATCTTCGTATCTGTGTAGCTCACTGCATTGGTATAAGCTGCACCCGCTGCAGTCAAAGCTGTCTGCGCATTGGTATTTGCGGTGATAGCTGCATCGTATGCCGTCTTGACGTTGTTGGCAGTAGGAACCAAAGCTACTGATGTATTCGCTACAGAGTCTACAGTAGGAAGTCTCGCGAAAGCAAGAGTTCCTGTCGAGATGTTCGAAGCGTTCGATGCATAGGTTGTAGCATTGGTATAAGCTGCACTGGCGTTCGCGATCATCGCAGAGTTTGCAGTACCGATCTTCGTGTCAGTGTAGCTAGTCGCGTTAGAGTAGGCGGTGGCAGCATTGCCTGTAATAGCAGAGTTTGCAGTTAGGATCTTGCCATCTGTATAAGAAACTGCGTTAGTATAAGCAGCCGATGCATTAGCTACGATAGCAGAGTTGGCCGTACCGATCTTGGTGTCGGTGTAGGTTACAGCGTTACTGTATGCTGTACCGGCCGCAGTGAGTGCAGACGCAGCATTGTTGTTGGCTGTGATAGCAGCATCGTATGCAGTCTTGACGTTGTTGGCTGTCGGGATTAATGCAACTGATGTATTAGCTACCGAGTCGACAGTAGGAAGGCGAGCGAAAGCTACAGTTCCTGTCGAGATGTTCGAACCGTTCGATGCAAACGAAGTGGCGTTCGTATAAGCAGTAGCAGCGTTACCAGTGATGGCAGAGTTGGCAGTTCCAATTTTAGTATCTGTATAGCTTACAGCGTTCGTGTAAGCCGCAGAAGCATTCGCTACGATAGCAGTGTTGGATGTACCGATAGATGAGTCAGTATAAGCTCGAAGCTGAGCAGCGGTGTTACCGTTAAGAGTAGCTGCGTTGACCGATGTGATCGAAGAGCCGTTACCAGAAATAACTCCGGCTTCTACTACGATCCCGTTACTTACTGTGAGCCCGTTCTTGACTCTAAAATTGTTTTTATTATTTATAATAATTCTTCGAGTTCAGCTTTTTCTTCATCTGTCATAGGGCGTACACTGTGCACATCTTTAACAATACCATCAACCCATTGATATGTAACGCCTTCGTATATTTCATACTTTTGAAGAGCAGGAACATCTATGCGCTCAAACTCTGCAAAAGTTTCAGGTAAATTATCCAAATCAATACCTGGATAAGCCTGTCTCATATTCTCTTCATAAATGGGATGATCAACAGGCTGACCATCTTGTAGTCGTATGAATAGTCTCATTATACATCACCTGTATTTGTAGAAGGAAACGATCTGTTTGTACCCCATATGATACGAACTGCGCCTTTACCACCTCCGTTGTAGGCCTCACGCCCAGCATAATCATAAGCCCATCCGCCGGCTCCACCTCCATAGAGTTTACCACTTCCTCCCGAGCCAGGGTTCCCATCACCCTGATTATATGCGCTTGCAATACCGGCACCCGATGAACCTTGACCCAATAACCCTACTCCACCACCGGCACCACCTGGATATGATGACTCTCCAGAAACGCTAGTGAGGGAAGTACCTCCGGCTCCACCACCTCCTGCACCTCCAGAACCGCCTGTACTACCACCACCCCAATTGATATCTCCAAGTCCCGGAGGATTGGTACCAGACCCGCCATCTCCACCGTTACCGCTGTAACCACCTGCTCCTCCACCTCCACCTGGGGCACTTGCAGAAGCGCCACGATTCCCGCCGCTACCTCCTCCATTTCTTGCTGTACCTCCCCCGGTGCCACCTGATCCATTGCTATTTCCGCCATTCGCATAAAGTAGAGATGTTGAACTAAAGTACGATTGTCCTCCAGTATTGGTGTCTGTGCCACCAACTACAACAGTATATGATGCACCAGCTGTGACCGCAATATCATTACCGTATGCAAGAGCCCCGCCTCCACCTTGCGAACTTCCACCACCTACGCAGACAACACATACACTTGTCACGCCGGCCGGAGCTACCCAAGTATATGTACCGGGAACCGTATATGCTATCTGACCAGGACCTCCACGCCTACCAGCAGCTCCTCGCATAAGCATTCTACCGAGTCTACCCATTAGTTTACATAGTCCACGAGAGCTGAACCTCTCCAACGCGTACCACCATTAGCAGTAGTAAACATGAACAGGTGAGTTTTGCCAGTTGTGAGAGTAGGAGCTGTATCTGATGGCCATTTCACTGCAGCAGGCCAGGTAATAGTACCGCTTGTATGAGTTACTTCAAGAGTGAAACTATACGCAACACTCGTCGGTACGTTTGAGAATGTAAACGTGCTATTAGCAGCGATAGTCTTAGTAAAATATGTTCCTTTAGAGCAGTCTACGTCTAATGCAGAAACCGCTACTATTGGTTCTAACTGTAACGTATTAGTATAAGAATACTGGCGCCAATAAAGAGAGGATCCGTTACCATCAGTACAGAGAATAACGCTATCGTTTGGATAAAGAACAGTAGGACCGTCACCAGCATATGCATATGATAGGTTGACTTTACCACCCGAGACGTTTGAGATAAAAGCCAAAGTGCCTGAATCGAAACCGCTGGATGGCAGTGTGATAGTAATATCAGCTGTAACAACAAGAATGTTTTCGCCGAGATAAGTCGAATCAAGAGTCGTGTTAGCGGAAATAACTGTTTGGCCGGCAGTGCGAAACTGTTGTGTTTGCCAGTAGGCTTGTGACCCGTTCGATGTAAGAATCTGTCCAGAAGAACCTACTGATCCGTTCGCTGAAATGCCTGCCGTAAAGAGAGTGCCAGAATAAGATACATTCCCATCTACTCTAAACTTATGAGCAGGAGAAGTATTGCCTACACCGAAGTTGCCATTACTTGCAATATAAGCACGAATCGCATTGTTTACGTTAATATAAAGATCAGATGCATCGTTATAGAAAGATGTATTAGCGTTAGCTCCTCCGACTCCTGCCGAAGAAATAATAACATCACCTCCTCCGGTGAGGTATATGCTGTTTGCCGCTGTGAGTAGACTATTAAAAGTATGAGTGTTAGTCCAAGTATACTGAGCATCGACGTTAGCGCTGTTGACTGCACCTTGCCATGTAATGACCTGTACGACTTCTCCGGCTATTACGTTCGAAGTAAGAGTGATAGCAGCAGAGTTGGTAGTGTTATAATCAACTCCTGAAATCTGACGAGATCCATTGATGAACACGCTTTCGAGTCCGGAGGTATAAGTCAGAGTTCGAGTGGCATCGTCTGCACCGGTGATAACAGTGGTGTTAGCAGCGATCGTATAGGTGTAAGTGACTTGATCCGCGTTTACTCCACCACCCGCAGTAGCCCAGTATACTCCGCTACTATTGGTAGTAAGTACCTGGCCGCTAGTACCCAACGACCCGTTGGCTACGATAGATCCTACTGAAAGAGATGAGAGGTTGGAACCGACTTCGAAGATGACATTCGACGAGTCCGACGAGAAGACTTTTCTGTCGGCCAAGTTGACGGCGAGTTCGCCTTTATCGATGAAGGATGTATTACCACTATCGGTGGTGTTCGCTGTACGACCAGATACGGTCGTGCGCTTTAACTGAAACTTATTTGCCATTCCAACCTCTATGTAGAGTGAGTATGGGTTATATGAACCCCTAATACTCTATTTATACCGTCGGATCTTCAGCTTTTTTAGTTTTAGAAACTTTGGCTTCTTGCTTTTCGATCTGAAGGCTGGCTACCAACTTCTCAGCGATAGCCAGCCTTGTTTCGAGTAGAATGTTCTTGCTTGTAAGATCATGAACGTTTGCAATCAGTCGATTGATATATTCATTAACAAATTCAGCTTCCATGCTTAGAACGTGCCTCCGTCAAGTGTTCCGTAAACGACTGATGTGCCGTTTGATTGTAAGACATAACCGTCTGTCGCTGCAGCGAGTACAGTCGTTGCACCTGCACCGTTACCTACCAAGATAGCACCTGCAGTGATGCTAGCGCGGCCGATACCACCTGAAGATACTGCCAGCGGAGTCGTTAGTGTCAAGCTGTTAGCTGTCAGGTTAACGTTGAGCGTAGAGTTAGCGGTGAGAGTAACTGCGGTGCTGTTCGATACAAGACCACCAGAGTTGAGGTATGCTTGCAGAGTAGCAGTAGCGAACGTAGGATCCGCTGTGTTTACCGTTGTGGCAGCATCGAGTTCTTGTGTAAGGTTATAGAACAGCTTATAGATGCCGTCTGTAGCATCACGGAAAAGACCAGTGTGACGGTTCGTACCGTTATTATAGTTACCAGCAAAACCGATGTCGACAAGATCTGATGTGTAGTTATTACCAGCAAGATAGATCAACGGGTCGGAAACAATAACCGAGTTTACGTTGGTAGTCGTCAGGTTACCAGCAACCGTAAGGTCTCCTGTCAGAGACAGAGACGTAAGTGCTAGGTTTGTATTGACATGCACACCAGCTGTGTTTACAGTAAGGGTAGAACCAGCATTGACAGCGATCGCATCTGCAGAAGTAGAGATGCCGTTTCCTGCTACAACGTGTACACCTGTAGCGTTAGCTACAAGACCATCGCCAGCATTGACAAATACTCCAGATGTATTTGAAACTACACCAGAGTTTGCAAGTACGTTAACACCGGCAGCAGTTACGCTGATACCATTAGCTGCTGTGACCGCGATCGCATCAGCAGAAACCGTAATACCGTTAGCAGCACCTACGTCAAGAGTGATGGCTCCTGAAGTGCCTCCACCTGTAAGACCAGAACCAGCTGTGATACCAGAGATATCACCTGCATCTGTGTCCCAGTAAACCTTTGTACCGTCTGTACGAAGTACTTGGTTGGCAGTACCGAGAGAACCGTTTGCCAGAATTCCGTTAGCGACAAGAGTGCCGTTGACTGTTACGTTGGCAGCGAACGAGTGAGTGTTCGTCCATGAAAACTGAGCGGCGGTGTTGATGCTAACAGACGACTGAGCAAGCCAATAAGTATTACCGCCACCGTCGACTGCAAGAATATACCCTGCACCTGGTGTAGATACTCCGTTGGCAGTGATAGTACGTACTGTAAGAGCGTCAGCTTTTACTGCGTCGAGGTAACCAGTACCGTTAGCTACAAGAGCTTGGTTTGCAGTGAGCACACCGGGATTGAACTTACCTGCGATTGTGATCGAAGCACCGTTCGATCCGATGAATAAATGATCACCGTTTGCAGTAAAGGCCAATTCACCATTAGCTAATGACGGAGCGGTGGCTGTCGTTAACGATCTTTTGATCTGAATTAAGTTAGCCATCTTTGTTCCTTAGTTTAAAATGATCCGCCGTCAAGATTTAGCGTCTCGAAGTCTTCTGATTGTAGAGGTCTCACTTCATATTTATCATTTGTAGGATTGTACACAAGCGTAGCTCCAGCAGACACGTCGACCTCTGATACGTCGAAGATATCTTCGATGCTTCTGATCTCTTGAATCTGATTCTTCAAAGTAACAGGAGCAGCAGACGATAATCTACCGCTGTTGTTGGTAATCTTGGCAACTAAACGAGTAGTTCCTACCATTATCGAGTAACTCCTGGTGTAACCGTAACTATGCCTTCAACCAGACGAGAAACAGTGCCGCTTGCATCAGTGAGTTCACAGTCGTACACGTATCTACCAGGAGCCATGTTACTCGTGGTGTTCGCGGTCATCGACAATGTAACTTCTCCAGTTCCTGCAGTGATCCCTACCGTAAAAGTAAAGGCAGTTCCTGAAGTGTAGTGCTTACGCATCTGTGCAGCACCGGTAAAACCAGTGAGATCGACTACGTTACCTTCTTCGTCTGTCACGTCGATAGTAGTAGCAAACGATGTGCCTTGATCGATCGTGATGTTAGCCTTGAGTGCCACTTTACTTCCTCTTGTTTATCATTATTTATTAAGACCAATAAACGGCTTTCGATCCACTTGTTCCGAACGGGTTTGATCCTATAGCTACTGACCACGTCCACTGACCACTACTAAATGATGCAGAAGATCTTGAGTAGTTGGTTCCATTGATGTTCATTGTAGTCCAACCGCTGTTAGTAGCTCCAGTTATATCTAAAATAATATATGCTCCTGAACCAGATTCATCATAGTATATTCCATTGATTGCAGCACCACTATATATGTTAGAAGTTCCATCAGAGATACTTCCACCAGTATAGTTACCATATCCATATTCATAATTATAGTAACCAAATTCGTAGTCTACTACCTCATAAGCACCAACGGTGACTGTCTGATAGTCGAGTAGACCAGCAGGAACGTTCCACGATCCACTGCCTGATCCTCCTGCATACTTGACTTCGACCATTCTCCATTCAGAACCGTTCCACATACGTACTTGGCCAAAGTAGCCTGGAGATTGCCAAGAAGAACCATTCCAGTATTTTACTGCATTAGGCATCTATTACTCTCCAGGAGGTGTAGGCCAAACAACGCTTGCTGGATCAGAGAACGTAGTGGTGATGTCGCGAAGAACTTGACGATACGTCGCCCATGCTGCTTTATCTCCAGGCCAATCTGCAACTTGAGTGTAGTCGCTCTGTAGCAGCAACTTGTCTCTTTTTCCTCTGATATCATCCCATGTAATCACGACTACTTTTGTTCTCAGAGCGAGCTGGTTCGATTCGTTCAGATACACCTCTTTACCAAGACGGTTGATTCCGTCAAGAAACGAGTTGTGTTGTGCAGAGGTAATCTCGATGATATCGTCAGGATACGTATTATAACCTAAAGCAGAGTCATAAAATCCGTTTGTTGAAAGACTATAGTAAATTGTCATCTTAGTATCCTACTGCTATGAACCATGCTGTACATCCAACATCATCACCAGAGTGATAACTAAATCCAGAAGTACTTACACTATAGATCGTCGGGTCGCCACCTTGACCGCCGAATGTACTTGTTTCACCGACACCGTTCATCACACCAGCAAAACATGCATTCGGGAAAGTGATAGGCCATGATCCTGACCCATTCGAGTTTGGAGATGTATATATCGAACCCCATTGAATGTACACACCGTTCGGTAGTTTAGTATAACCGCTCGAAGAGAGAGACTGCGTAAACCCTGAAGAACCAGAAGTATCGATCCAGATATCACCAGCGGCCGATGCAGTCGGTGTAGTTCCCGTTACGAAGACTTGACCGCCTGATGTGTAACCAGATGTAACGTGTCTGAGAATAGGTGCAGCTGCTGAAGCTGCACTTCCTTGTGGTCCCTGTGGACCCTGTGCCCCCGTAGCACCTGTCGAACCATTCGATCCTGCAGGTCCCTGTGCACCCGTCGGTCCCTGCGCACCTGTAGCACCAGCTGCACCCTGTAATCCCTGCGCGCCCTGTAATCCTTGCGCCCCAGTAGCACCTTGTGCCCCAGTTGGTCCTTGTGGTCCTTGGGCCCCGGTAAGACCAGTTGATCCTGTAGCTCCTGTCGGTCCCTGTGGTCCTTGTGGACCTGCAACAGTCGAAGCTGCACCAGTAGCACCTTGTGGTCCTTGTGGTCCTTGTGCACCTGTAGCTCCAGTAGATCCAGTAGCACCTTGTAAACCTTGAGCACCTTGTGGCCCTTGTGGTCCAGTAGGTCCCTGCGGTCCTGTAAGTCCAGTCGCTCCAGTTGCCCCTGTAGCACCTTGTGGACCTGCAACTGTCGATGCAGCTCCCTGCGGTCCCTGTGGTCCCTGTGGTCCTTGTGCACCTGTAGATCCTGTGGCCCCAGTTGCACCTGTCGCACCTTGTGGTCCTTGTGGTCCAGCAAGAGCAGACCAATATAGACCACCGCCAGCACCGTTAGTAGACAGAACGTATCCTGCTACACCGGCCGATTGAGTAGGTAGAAGGTTGTTTACGTTACCTGCTGTACCACCACGAGCCACTGCAAGAGTACCAGTCGTGACAGCAGAAAGATCGACGTGTACACCAGTCGAGTTGACGGTAAGACCCGTACCATTGGCAAACGTCAAAGTTGGATTACCAGATACACCATCACCGTTGGTAACTGTAACGGCATTTGAACCGACGATAGTTCTTGCTTCACCAGTTCCTGTACCTGTACGAACTACTATACCGTTTGCCGAGATATTGTAAACAGTATTTGCGTTGCTCGCTGTACCCGTATAGAGGGATGAGTTGACTCCACCACCGCCTGTCAACTGCAGAGAGTTTGTGAGAGTGATGTTGTTTGCAAAAACATCAAAACGTGCAGTCGTAGTACCGAGAGCACCACCGTTGGAGTTCGGACGAAGAGTTCCGTATGAGATGGTATCGTAAAGGAAACCGTTGAAACGATTCGATGTGTTACCGAGCGGTTGCTGATCCGCGATCAGAAGGATACCGCCGTTGCCTACTGTCACGTTAGCGTATACTAGCGATCCGTTAACGACTAGGTTACCAGATACAACGAACAAGTCGTTCTTGAAGTGAGCGTTAGCCTCGACATCGACACGATCATAGAAGATGGCGTTACCAGAAGCAACTAGACCGTTATCAACTTTAAATCTACTGTTTGCGCCTGCCATGTCTTACCTTACTTGATGAACTGCGCCACGACTTTTGCAGCCGAGCTCGCTCTTGTTTGTTTTACGTATACTCTTACGTTAGTCGTATCTGCGTTTGCAGAGAATGTACCGAGTAAGCTTACTCCGACGTTAGCCGATGCAGGAGAAGATACAGTGCCGTATGTCGTGAGGTATGCATCTGTGGTGTCATGAGCTACCAGGGCCTCTGAGATCTGTGTATTGCCTGCATTCTTCAGTTGAATGAGAAGCTTCGCACTGCTGTAATCGGCTTTCGCAAACTGGAACACAAGAACATCCGAACCGGTCGTAGCACCGAGGTTGCTGTTTGCAAAGACGTCGACAACGTGATCAGTCTCGATCGTCATCGCTCCGCCGAACGAAGATGTTCCTGTTACTGCAAGAGTATTCGAGAATGTAGCTGCACCTGTTACAGTAACCGTATTCGAAAGAGTTGCGGCTCCTGTAACACCCAGAGTGCTAGCTAGATTCGCAGCACCTGCTACTGAAAGCGTATTCGATAGAGCAACGTTCGAACTGACCGTTACAGCACCGACGATATTAAGGTAACTTGTAGGAGTGATCGTCAAGTTTGCCGAAGCTGTAATAGATCCGTTACCGACCACCGTATTGAACGTAGAGTTGCCTACAAAGACTGAAGTTGCATTACCGTATACGTTTGCACCTACTGAAACCATCGTCTGGTTTGCATTGAAGATGCCCGTTACGAATCCAGCGGTAGTTGCATTTACACTGACCGTTGAGTTAGCTACTCTAAACAGAGCCTGTGTAATCTGTGTGTTGACAGTTGTGTTGCCAAGAGTTACGCTGTTGATACCGATCGTAGTATTCTGAGTCGAGTTAGCGATAACTGTACTCGTCTGAGTAGCGATCGTGTTAACAGTGCTGTTGCCGATATACAGAGCAGAGCTGTTCGCGATCACGTTCGCTCCGACCGAGACTGCAGTTGTATTACCAGTAAAGATACCGGTCTTAAAGCTGATAGGATCTACGTTAGCAGAAGAGGTGCTGTTCGCGATCTTGATGATCGTCGAGTTGGCTACAGTGTTGATAGTGCTGTTGCCTACTTCAAGCTTCGTCAGAGTCAGAGTCGAAGAGTGAGTGCTGTTCTGAAGTAACGTAGTAGTCTGGTTATGAATGGCATTGATCGTGCTGTTGCCCAGATACAGAGCTGTCGAGTTAGCGATGACGTTCGCGCCGACTTGAACTTCGATCGTGTTAGCTTGGAAGATACCGGTCTTGAAACTAATCGGGTTGATGTTGGCAGACGACGTGCTGTTAGCGATAGTGATGATCGTCGAGTTAGCAAGAGCATTGATGGTGCTGTTACCGATCAACACTTTTTCTTGTGTAACAGTAGTCGAGTGAATCGAGTTTTGTAGAAGGCTCTGTGCTTGTGAGTGCACAGAGTTGATCGTTGAGTTACCAACATATAGAGCAGTCGAGTTGGCGATCAGGTTTGCACCGACGTTGATCTCTACGTTGCTGACTTTCGAGATACCGACAGCGAAGCTGTTCGATGTCATGTTCGCCGAGATCGTACTGTTCTGAACAGAGATCAGCGTGGCATTTGCAGTAGAGTTGGTCGTAGAGTTCGATTGAACCGTAAGTTTGGTGGTGTTAGCTACAAGGTTTGCACCTGTCAGACCAGCATGGAGACCGTACTGCCACATGAATGTGTTCGAAGAGCCGTTGGCGACTTCGAGACGAATCTCAGTAGAGTTGACGTTGCTGAGTACTGTGTTGGTGCTGATGTATAGGTTTGCAAACTGGCCGTTGACGTTTCCGCCCTTCATCCAGTTGGATACGACAAGGTTGTTTGCACCGAACGTTCCATACAGCTGAGCTGTTCTCGAGAAGGTGCTGTTACCAGTATTGGCATACGTGCTGTTGGCAGTGATGATCTCTGTCGAGAGAGCATTCAGCAGCTCGTTGGTCTCTAAGAGCCAAATCTCGAATGTATCAGTGATGACATCTACGTTAGCTACTTGTCTTGCCATTAATTTCTTCCGTTAACTACTTGTAAGAGTAGGTTCTTAATCTCTCTTAGATCATCTTCCACCGCGTCGATTCTTTTGCAAAGATCGTTGTTCTTCTTGATATTCGATCTTTGTGCCAGAAATCGGGCATACGATGCGTCATCTGTATTTATGAAAGCTCCAGACGTGGTGTCCTTCATGTAGCCTTCTGTTTCAGTTTTTACTAACATTATGCAGAAGCTCCGATGACTTGAATCTGCTCTACCTTCGGAACTACATGTGTTTGTTCAGCCAGCAAGACCACCTTAATCTGCATCGATGTGTAACGATCGAACTCCGCATACTCACTGTTAACGTAACGAACTTGATTATCGTTCTCTACGTTGTTCCATGCAGTGTTTCTGTACTTCAGCTTATCGATCACGATGTCTGAACGAGTAACTCCTGATGATACGAGGCTAGAAGTGGTGATCTTACGATATGTGCTGATAGCCGTGGTGTTAGCAGAAGATACTACGTACACTTCTTGATTACCGAAGTCGGCATCACGAACTCGAATGAGATCACCTGCTGTCAAGATAGCCGATTGGTCTGCAGTGGTAGTGATCGTGTTCGAGTTGTATGTAATAGTAGCTGTACCGCTCAGTTCGGTTTGAACTTCTGGATTGACGTCGAACCCGTATGTGTACTCGTACATATCGCGAGGATCTGTAGAACTGTAACGATCGACGTTGTCCTTCAGGATTAGAGGAGTCCACGCCTTGCTGCCAAAAGATTCTCTGTCCGCAGCGTTATGGATCTTGGCATATACCTTGATCTGAGTTCCAGCTGGGCGATATCCAGTCAGATAGACAACGATATCTTCGGCGTACTTGTCTTGAGCGAAGTTGATCACCTTCGAGATGTACTTCGACTTGGCAAGACCGTTCGGGCCTGTTTCGGTGTCATACTCTGCGATAGAAGAAAGGCCGACCGTACGAGTCTCGGTATAAGTGTTGTTGATGTCGTTCTGATAGAAGTAAAAGTCCATCTCTCGGCTCGTAGCGTACGGCACCGAGAATCGATCTTTTTCGTCAGTCGATACTGTGATGTTTAGGTTGGCTACTACTGACTTTCTCAGAGTTCCAAAAAGATTCGAGCTCTTCGAAGTATCCACCTCTACCGATCTCGATAGAACATAACCAGTCGTTGCAGACTTGTTCATCTGCAGAAGGTTGATGTTGGTAGAAGACGAAGAAAGCTGGTTCGATGAGTTGGCGATCTGATAGTTCAGAGTGTACGTAGAACCGGTAGGGTTGCCGATCAGGAACGAAGGCTTGAAGTTATCGACTGGATAACGATCGATCGATGCGATGTTAGCAGTACCTCCAGAGCGAACACCTACGAGTCTACCTCCTCCTACTGCATACTTGACGGATGAGTTTGCGGTCGAGTCTACAAGTATAACCAGATTTTTTGGATAGTCTACTTTATAAACCAACGCGAGTGGAGGAAGCTTGTATCCGATACCCGTTGCTGAGAACGGAGGAGAACGGTCTACAGTCATGTGTGTAGTGTTAGTGATGTTTGTGATCTTGAGTACTTCTGTAGAACCTCCGCTAGCCACGACGATCTTATCTCCGGTGGCATGGCTCGTAAATGTAGTGCCTACACCGACAACGTTCTGGCTTGAAGAAGATACTGTAACCGTACCTGTTTGGTTTGCAATGTTTTGATAAACATACTCTCCACCGATGAATGCACCCGTGTTGGTGTTGTCGATGGTGAAGAACTCATAGTCTCTGTTGACGAGGTTGACAGAGACATTGTTTGCTGTAAACTTAGCAACCTTGATCTTGATCTTGATATCACGATCTGGCATCTCGCGATGCGAGTTTGTATTCGTGCAAGTATAAAGCTTCCCGCCATGCGTTCCGCGAATACCAGTTGAAAGATCGTTTGTCGTCACACCGTCTTTTACGAGTCTTTCTCCAAGAATATTGGTCCATACATCGTATGCAGGATCGTTAAACTTGAGAACAAGACCGTAGTAACGGCCAGTAGCCAGTCTTACTGGTGTTCTGAAACCAACAACAGTGGCAGCCGAACCGTCGTTTGAAGTAGGGACTTGATCGTACTCTACGTATACAAGAGAATTCTTGATCACTCTACTTTCGATAGGAGAATCGTTCTCTACTTCACAGATCCATGCGTTGATACCAGGAGCGATAGCGCCTGAAGTTGCTCTGCCTCTTTCAGGTTTAGACTTAAAACTTACTTCGACAGAAGTCAGCATGACTTCAGCCGCGTTCGCGACTCTTTCAGGGTTCACATAAAATGTTTGAATATAATTGAAAGACATGCAGTTCCTCGTTTATCTTTATTTATGCTGCTTAGTAGTAGATGCCGTTCATCGCTCTTGCAATTTCGATCTCAAGCTGTTTATTGATATCGAGAGTCACCACGTTATAAGATCCGGTCGCAGCAGTCGTATCGCTGTATGCAGCTGTTGCAGTATCTACTGGAGCAGTGGTAGTGCCGGTAGTAGATGTAGCTGCACCAGTCGTTGTCGGCGAAACGTTCAGGTAATCATATCCTGTCGGATTGTTGGTGTAGTAAGCCATCGTGATCACGCCGGCAGCTCTCGAAGTACCGTCATTGTTGTCGATCGAGAAGCGCTTCTGACCGGCGATGCTTGCGATCGCACGGTTGCGAGCTTCAACATCTGTTCCGGCTTCATCGAGTCCCGCATCGTAGTAGAAGTCGAACGTAAGAACACCGTTAGCATCTGATTTTAGACCAGTGGTATTCGTAGTCGATGTTCTTATCTGCGAACACTTCGAAGTTCTATCTTCGCTGTCGAAGTTGAACGTATGGTTTGTATTTGGCTTCAGGCCAGATACCGAGATCGTGAAGCGTTGAGCATCTGCGATGTACGGATACGTATAAGCAAATCCGTAGTAATAATCTCCGATGGTCTGCAATCCTTCAGATACTGTGAACGAATCTGGAGAAATACTGTGTACGATGCCAGTATACTGGAACGTCGCTGGGTTCGGAACAGTTCTGATCTCGGTAGTAACAGTGTCTGTAGGATACTTCATCAAGAATCCGTACTTACCGCTGTTGCTTCCGCCACCACCAAGGAATCCGCTGTGGTGATCACCCTTGTAGATACGAATCTTTACATACTGACCTGCAGCCGGATCATGCGTCCAAAGCATCTTGAACTGATCTTCCCAGAAGTGGCCAGAATCGATACCCGACGGATACGACTTATAGTCGAGTGAACCCTTATGCTCGATCGGCTTGCCCTCGTTTAGGCTGCTGATCTGATAGATTCGAGCAACGTCTGCGTCAGTGATAGATTGAGCTGTCAACGAGTTTGTAGTCAGAGACCATGGACCGTTTGGTGTAGTACTCTGATAGACAGATGCAGACATCACGTTGTCTTGAGAGTTGATGTAGAACTCGACTGGGCCAGAGAAGCTGCTGAAGGTGTATGTAAACTCTTCGTACACCGAGCCGCTGTCGCTGTGGCTTGTTGAACGCTGAGACTGAATGATGGTCTCGATACGCTGAGTTACTGTGGTTACAGTGACATCACCTGTGGTGTTTGCAACAGGAGTAGGTGTAGCAGTGTTAGCAACAGGAGCAGCTGGGATAGGTCCATTGGTGATAGCATTCTGTTCACCGATGGTAACTTCCACATATGGAAGAGTCAGGATACCTTCGAACTCTCCACCACCATCAGGCATAAACTGCAGGTTCAGTTCTTTCAGGAACGGACCGAGTTGATCGTCTCTGATAGAAGCGTAGAACTCTGCGTGGCCAACTTCAGAGTAGTTGTAGTCTGTGAACGGATCGACGAAGAATCCAAACTTAAAGCGATCGACCGCTGCATCGAGACCGCTCGGAATGAAGCGAGCCTTTGCAAGAGCTTCTGCGAGAGTGAACGATACGTAGTACTCGAGATCCTTGATTCTCTTATCAAGGCTACCGATGTCTGCCATCGTGTAGCGACGCTGCTGAATTCTTGTGCGTTCAGAAGCGCTGATCAATGGCTTGACGGTGTAGTTACGCTTTCTCTTACCTGTAGCTTCGCTCTGCACCTTCGTATCAGCGATGCTGATCATGTCTGCAGACAGAGATTCTGGCAGTGAAGGATAAGGAGGAATGTTATAGATCTGTAGAGTCAGAGAGTTGTCTTGTTCTTGTGGAACAACAGGATCAGTACCCGGTTCACCCGATCTGATTTCAAAAGCTCCAACGGAGTTGATGATCACACGATCCATTCTTCCGAGATAAGAGCTAACGTTTGCTGTCATGGTCGAGTTCGGTACTGGGAAGTACGAGCTCGCAGAAGCAAAGTAGTTGGTGTTCGATGGAAGAGTTGGGTTGATGATCGATGCAGCGTTTGCACCTGCTGCTGTAGCAGAGATGTTCGTGATATAGTTGATCGTGTTAGCAGCCGCCGGACGCATATCGGCATAGTCACGAAGATCGTAGTACGTGCCGTTCTTTCCTACAAATTCTGGGATTTCAAGAGTGTGCACTCCTGTATCGCTGACCAGCGAAGTGAGGTTTGCAGTATCAGTGATATTGTATGACGAGATCGTCTTGACACCAGATGCAGATGTGAACGCATCAAACTTGACAAGAAGCACGTCTGTAGCTGCTAGACTATCTGCACGCGGCTTTCTAGCAAGGCGAGAGATGTCAAGGAAATCTTCGTTCTGACGGCTGTCAATGAAGAAATCGCCTGTTACGTCTGTCACGCCGTATGTGTTCTCTGTAAAGAAGACTGCGTTGCCAGTAAACTTATGAGTCGACGAAGAGTTCGAGTACAGAGTGAGGTTTGCACCTCCTCTTGTCGATGCGAGAGCAAAGCCAGAGGTGTTGGCATACACTACGTAGTAAGTGCTGGCATTGGTCAGTCCGCCTACTACACCGGTGCCTGCAGTGTTCGAGTATACTAGCGAATCACCGTTTGCAAACGGGTTGTTAGATACGGTGATGAAAGCGTTCGCTGTACCAGAGCCGGTGATATTAGTCGAGACGTTGAATGTGACTTCTTGCGAAGCTCCGTCTTTCTTCCACACTCCACGAAGGCGGTATACGTCTGATACACCGAGTGGCCATGGCCCGCGAATTCCTGCGCTGTTGTTGTTCGCGATCACGATACGAGCATAGTTACCACGATTCGATGTCTTGGCAGCAGAGCTGACGTTGTTTCGCTGAGCGTTGTATACTACAGAGACTGGCATCGAAGCTGCAGCGTTCGACGTAGCGTTGGCAACGGTGTTACCAAAGTAGATTGTCATGACCTGACTGTTCGAGCTGCTGACGTTGGCCCATCTGCTGGCCTTGTTTGTTAGAGAGATAGGAACGTTCTGTGGATAGTAAAGAGTGATGCTACCACCGCTGTATGTTTTACCAGGAGTCGATACTAGCGACATCGATGTGCTGTTCGTGATCGATGAGATCTGACCGTATGAAGTGTTACCTCCAGTGGAGTTGGCGAGTAGAACCCAATCTCCAGGAGCAAACTGCGTAGCAAACAGCGTACCTGAACCAGTTACGGTCAGAGTTGTGTTGTTTGCGGTCGAGATAGAACCGGTTCCGGTAGTCTGCGACTTGAAGTTTCCGTTTGGAATAACCAGAATATCACGCTTCTCTGAAGTGCTCAAATCTTCAGAGTAAGGGAAGTATTGGCCTGATGGAAGATTTAGAACAACATAACCCGCAGAGTTTGAAGTCTCTGCGGTGTCGACTGTTCTGAACTGATAAGTCATGTTCGATACGTTAGACGTAGCATTCTTCATCTTGAAGAGAAGCGAAGAGTCGCGTGTATCTTGTAGAACAGCGATGTTCAGATTAACATCGAGCACCACATCGGCGATAGCTTTGTTGCCGCTTCCGTAGTAGATGCTCTTTACGTTGCTGAACGTTTGACCTGCATTCATGTTGATATCGAACAGATACATGCGATACTTACATGTGCTGCTACCGATGTCTCCGTCTTGCCATGCAAAAGTACGGATACGAGCAGTACCGATCTTCGTTCCCGAAGCTGTGATAGTCGACGCACCGGTGCTGATGTAGTTTGCAGCAGTATCGTATAGATCTACTTGAGAACCAAAGTCGAAGTTAAACGAACCTGCAAGTTCGTCGACGACTACAAAGTTACCGTAACCGAGACGTGTCTGCGCGGCCGGTTCATTCAGCTTCGTTGTACCCTTATCGACGCTTTGCTTGTAGTTGTCGATAGTTTCGATACGAATACCGTTGATGTAAGCTTTACCTGGATCGATAGTAAGCTTGAACGAATCACTCGTTTCAGAGAAAGTCGTAGAATCCTTTGACAGAGTAAGGAACTGATCGATAACGTAGTTACCTGACTCTTCGTATGTTCTCTTTGCAAGCTGGCGATTGATAACGTTGTAAACCGTATCTTGGTTGACACGGTATGCTCTACCGTCTGTGAACTCGATGATCGGAAGGAACTCGGTGTTGGCATCGGCAACAGTCTTGTCAAAGACTTTGATGACAGGAGTTAGTTTCAGGCGATCTGCACCAGGAGCAGCGTAGTTAAACGTTCCTGTTGCGTTGTCGAGAAGAGTCTGATCTTGACTCGAGTTGATGATGCTTTCTTCTGTATGAAAACCTACAGACTTATCGAAACCAGTGTTCGAGTACTTATTGACGATCTCGAACTGAGACTCGACACGAGAGAAGAATCCCTTCTGATAGATCGTGCCTTCGCTGATCGTGATACCGTATCCTGTACCGATAGGAAGAGCAGCCGCATTGGCCACCTGAATGTTGGTAAGGAAGGTTTCACCGGCTAGCTGTAGTTCTTGAAGTTCTGTCGAGGTGAAAGTAGAACCTGTGGTGTTGTTAGCAATGGTAACGTAAGGCTCAACGTAGTATCCAGAACCTTGACCGACAACCTGAATATCTGTGACTTTACCAAGAGAGTCGGTAGTAATAGAACCGACTGCACCAGAACCGATAATGGCAACTACATTTGCTGATACACCCGAAGTGACGTTACGAATCGATTCACCAGCAGAGAATCTCCACTTGATGGTGTTAGCAGACTGTAGATCGACCCATTCAGGACGAACCTTCAGGATCAGAGCTTCGCTGTTGGCAGTTGTGTTAGCTTCGATGATGACTGCGTTAGCAACACCATTCTGAATGACAGAACCTGCAGTAAAGCTACCGGCTGCAGCTGCTCCGCCTGTCGAGTTCTGAACTGCGAGAGAAGACATCACCACGACCGTGTCGCTGTTACCGAACTTCGATGCACCGTCGTTCACACGAATGTTAAAGATCGGATAAGACTTATCGAAGACTGTCAGGGTTTCGCCGGCTGAGAACGAGTCAGTGTTGCCATCTGCACCTGAGTTAATGTAACGAACATAAAGAGTATTGAGGTCAGGAGACTGTGATTGAAGACCGGCTACAGTCTTGATAACGTATGCTTCTACGTTGCTGGTATTACGAACGTACAGGTTATTATAAAGAGAAACGTCTACCTGCAGACCGTCTGTAGCAAGGTCGTTGATCTTGATGTATGGCACCATGTCGTGCTTAGTAATGGTACATCCGTCAATGATCGTGCCACGCTTGAAGACGTTGTCACCAAACTTCTCGATCTGGTTCTGCAGAATCGACTGGAGTTGGTTAAGCTCACGAGCCTGAACGGCGACACCTGGCTGGAAGAGAACTCGATAGAAGTCCTTCGATACGCTGAAGTCGTCGTAATAAGGAGATACGTTTAGGTCTGTTTTCAGAGCCATTTAATTAAAACTCCAATACTATCTTTATAATTTCTGATTTGTTATCGTTTCGCGTAATAGGATCTAGGTTTTCCAAGTAAAGTACTTCGCCGCTTCCTACTACAAAGTCTCCAGAGTATTTATTCAATAACGGAGAAAGCTCTGCGCTCGATACAGCGCCAGCGATATCTCTTACGCCGCGAGGATCAAGATTAAAGATACCTGACTTGTTACTGATCCAAAGAATATCATCTCCGACTGTTGTCTCAAGGTGATGAACCTTGCCGCGAGGAGTAGCGTAGGCGATCAAGCTTTCTTGTGTAATCTCTTCATCTTCAAGGAATGGAACACCACCAGAACTGAAGGTTCCTACTAGGCGAGTTAGCTGACGAGAGTAGTTGAACGAGCTGGCGTTTCTGTCGTTGATCTCGATAGTACCAGTGATCTCTGCAGTCGATCCAGAAACCTTGACTACAGTATCACCTGACATGCCACCAGTTCCAAAGATTCGACTTCCAGTAGTGAACACTCCTGCCACGTTCGAAAGAGATATCTGACTTACACCAGAGTAGGTAACAATACCGCTCGCTTCGAGAACAAGAGCAGAGATTTCGCAGTCGTCTGCAGTGAACGAACTGTCTGTATTAGCAGTAGTGATTCGATAGTCTGTAGGCACGTTAGCGACTGTCGAGATGTAGTTGTTCGATCCGTCTGTTACGAGTACATAGTCTCCTACAGCGAATGCGTCTTGATACGTAGGAGCATCAGGGTTTGCAAGAGAAACCGTGATCACGCCGTTTGATCCACCGGCATCTCCGTTGATAGTAACAAGCGGAGCTGTCTCATAGCCAGAACCGTTCGAAGTGATGGTTACTGATGTGATAACACCTGAACCGTTGTTCGAGAACGTGCCGGCTGCACCTGAACCGCCTGTTCCGCTGTTGTTAAAGACCAGTTGGTTGTTGGCAGTGCTATTATATCCTGTACCACCGCTAACGATGTTTGCGCTGGTAGAGATGACTCCGAAGTTTGTCTTTTCGATGGTCGTGCTGTCAACGTTGATGCTTACGTTACCGTGAAGCTTCAGCTTTCTGTACTGGTATACTTTTTCTCCAACAGAAAAACCTGGACCAACTGAGTTGGTGATGTTGATATCGACCTGTGTAAACCTGGCATTCTTGATTAGACCGACTTGACGGAAGTCGTTCTCTGTCGGGATAATACCGCTCTCGCTGTTGACGAACTTTGCGCTGAGACATACTCTCTTCGCAAACAGCTCGTTCTTTGGATCTGATCCATGGCCACCACGAGGAGAGATAATCGGTCGAAGAGATGCAGGAGAGAAGTAAGTAGCGCTGGTGATAACTTCCGGAAGTTGAATGTATGTCTCGTCAAAGATCGATGGAGGGATCGTAATAGGCTGCTCTGAAACATAAGATTCGGCTTTACGATAGTTCTCACCGACATTGAGCAGTTCTACTCGACTGATAGAGTTGGTCGATGCAGAATCGATGTACACGATGCCTTCAGCCGGTGTCGATTCTTCGCCGTCTCCCCAAACAAAAGCGTAAGGGTATACTTCGTAGGTATCACCTGCTGATGGAGTGATCAAGAAAGCACGATCGAGAATGAACTTCTTTTGTGCCGCAGTACCTTCATAGTTGACGATTCTACGATACTCGCCGATGGCCAATCCAGATGTAATCTTGATGACGCAACCTTGATAGTAATCGTCGATCGATACAGCAGTGGCAGGTGCACCGTAGAATGTAGGGATACCACCGACTGTGATGTCTCCTGAAAGGAACGTGCCGTCTGCAATGTAGTTGTCGTAGCCAGCACCAGCATCTTCTACCTTGATAACTTCGATCGTGCCACGAGTAGCGCCTTCGACCACGTCGTTGTTGGCGATGACAGGAATATACTGAGAAGTAGCAAACTTTTCGTACTGTGTCTTGGTAATGGTGTACATATATTTCCACACATAACCGTCTCCAGTCTCGACCGGATTCAGGTCAGCAGCACTGCCTACTCTCGATGGAGCCACCGTAGAGTTGGTCAGTACAGTATTCGTGCTGTTGTTGAACAAACACTTCCAGACATTGTATTCTGTATCGTCATCGACTGTGATAAAGAAAGCTTTTGTTTCTAGATCTCCGTCGAGATTATCGTACATATCGTAGTATGTATTCGATGTCCATAGGTTCTTGACAGCCATATGAACCACATCAGAAGACGTGACTCTCTTGGCAAAGATCATGTTATCGTATACGTCGATGTCGGTGGTATGAATACTGTTGTTCGGAACAGGAATAGAAGTATCGCTGCCAGCATAAGGAATATGTCGAGCTGCATACACGAAGTAATCGTTGTTAGCAAAGCTGCTAACGAAGTTTGCCGCGGCGGCTACGTTGAAGTTACTCGTAACGAGTTTCTGAGTTACTGACATTTATTCCTCTACCGTCTTTGTCAAGAAGTGACCAGCAGTCGCGCTACCGCTGATGCTACCATTCGCTGTTATATTTATAGGACTTCCGTTGGCTGTCAACGATAGTTTTACCGTATTCGGAGTCGTGTTAACCACGTAGTATGAAGTGGCATTCGTCAAACCCTGAACCACAGTGTTCGAAGTCGTGTACAGTACAAGATCGCCGTTTGCAAACGGGTTGATGACTCTCGTAAGATTATGAAGAGCAAGAGTATTACTAATCGCGGCGGTGTTCAGGTTAAGAGCATCTCCTCCTCTTGTCTCGGAGATCTTGATGCCGGTCGTGTTAGCAAACACCACGTAGTAATAACTATTGTTCGACAAACCAGAACTTCCATCGCCAGTAGGAATAGTTTGCGTTTCTAGCGTAGTATACTGTAAATAATCATGTACATTATATACCTGACTGTTATAATAGGGATTAACCGTGAGTGATATAAAGTCTGTATCATTGTTCACATCCTTCACTTGGAAGGTATACTGCGCATCTTCGATGTCTGTCTGAATAGTATCGTTGACGGTCGAGACGTCGTCTACTGAATTGAACTGTACTTCTTGACCAGTCGAGATGCTCGAGACAGAGAGCGCGACGTTCGACTCTTCGATTACCTGTGCAGAGCCGAAGAACTTCGTTCCGGCCATGTGCATGACCTTCTTGAACATGTCTGCATATCTATCTACCGAGATCTTCGATAGGATCTCGTAAGAGTATTCTTGGTAGTAGTCACCGTCGTGGACGTAGATATCGTCAGACAAGAATCCCTTCGAGCTGCGATAGTAACCTTTACCGATACCATGACCATCAAGGATCATCTTCGCCGTACCAGCACGAAGATTATCTTCTGACACGAAGTCAACGATCTCAGAGTTCGAGTAAGCGAATCCAGAGTCGATAACTTGTAGAGATGTAACTTCTCCGTTTGCCGTCACAACGTTTGCAGTGATATCTGCATTGAGGCCGATTGGGTACAAGACCGAATCGTCTTCTGTCACACCCGTCACGTCTGCTTCTGCACCGCTGACTTCACCTATCATAGTTCCGTTTGCTTGCCATGTATTCTCGAAGGTGATTCTCTTCGCGAAGATATGAGTACCATTACTTGACTTGACGATCGCCTTGGCAGTCGAAACGATCTCGAACAGCGATACGCTTGAGATCAGACCGTTGGCAGTTGGAACAGTGTAAGAATAGATGATAGCGTTGTTCGTAATGGCCGCGGTGTTTGCTGTGATTCGAACGTAGTCTCCTGTAGTATTCGAGAAGATCGAAGAGACCGTGGCGTTGACGATGTTACCGCCTACGTTCTGGAACAGACGATCCTTTGGAAGATAACCAGGAAGAGTGGCGATAGTATGCGATTCGCCGCCCGTCGAGTTGGCTGTGATGTTGATCGATGTACCACCAAGAGTCGATGAAAGCTTAAACGCCACTGTGTTAGCTTCTACGACGTAGTACGTGGCGTTTGCTGTCAACCCGCCGATAGCAGTGTTTCCTGTCGGGATTCTATACTGAACGATCTGTCCGTTTGCAAACTCGTTGGTATAGCTACGGAGTTGATGTCCAGAAATATCAGGGTTATAGTATCTTAGGAAGTGACCGTTTGCACCAGGAGCCAGAGCAGTGATGTCGACGTTCGATCCGCTTGCTGTCGTAGAAAGAGCTAAGCCAGTGCTGTTAGCGTAACGAACGTAATACAGAGATTCTTCAGTCAGACCAGAAAGAGCAGTAGTTCCAGGAGTTACTACGTAACGTACCTGAGATCCGTTCGCGAACAGACTGTTTGCCGATGCGATCGAGATAAAGTTGTTACTGTTGTCCACACTCGTATTTGAGTTGAACTCTGCAACGTTCGAGCTCTGAGTGATGTTGACCTTGGCTGCAGTGTTACCTGCATCAGTAGTAAGGATCACGCCAGTCGAGTTCGATGACAAGATGTAGTAGTAAGAGTTGTTCGACATGCCAGTGACAGCGGTGTTGCCAGTATCGGTGAAGTAACGAACGAGATCGTTAGCTGCAAACTCGTTACCGGTGATCGTAATAAAGTCTGTGTTAGAGTTGACTTCGTCGGTTGGATTAAACGTCGAGGTGATGTTACGATAGAAGATAGCGTTCGATGTGCTGTTGACTTCGTACTGAGTCTGAACTGTGAAAGTCTTGGCATCGTATGTGTTGCTGTATGCACCAGAAGAAACCTTCAGATCGTAGAACTTTAGGTTTGCTTGTGACTGATTAACGATTTCACCTGTAACGAAATTACGCGTAGCGTTCTCGTAAGAGATCACAAGATCTTTTCGATCGAATGCCGAGATATAAGGCTGATAGGCCAACACGAACGGGTCGATGTTGTAGTCTGTACCTGGGTTGACTTGATTGAGAGAACCGATGATACCAATCTCAAATCTACCGAACGTCAGACATGCATAGAGATTATCCAGGAAGTTGCCTTCTGGATTCTTCGGAAAACCATAAGCGTCACTCGAGATCAGTTCAGATGCAAATACCTGATTGGCTTGAGTAAGAGTAGCCAGAGTAGACACTGCTGTAATAGCCGTGTTTACGAGAGTATTACTATAGACAATTATATTACTGTTTGACGGAGTCGAAGATGTATTAGTGAAACCAAAACTTCTGATCGGATCTTTGATCTTCAGAGTAGTTCCTGCAACATCGTATACTGTTCCATATGCTTTCTTATAGATGTAATGTCCAGTTTGGTTCGCTCGTGTAGCCGCGAAAGCAGGAACATTAAATGACGTGTTAGCAAACGTTTCACCAGGATAACTTGTGCTGTTGATATGCACGTACTTGTTGGCAGTCTGAGACAGTATCAGACCAGATGTATTTGAGAACACGACATGATATGTTTTTCCACTCTCGAGAGTGGTGACAGCTGTGTTACCTGCAGCAACTTCATATGTTACCTGATCACCAGCAATGTAGTAAGTGTTGGCGTTCGTGATGGTGATAAACCCGCTCGTAGCGTTGACTGCAGTCGAAGGGTTAAATGAGCTCTTTCGAACTTGTTGATAAACTCTTTGACCTACAGCAAAACCCGAGTTAGATGTAACAGATAGTTGCTTTCTGCTATAGTCGAGTGTGTCTTGGCTGTTGGCCGAAACAATGTCTGTACCAACAAAGATTACTTCTGTTTCGCCGATCGTCCCTACACCAAACCCTGCACCAGATCCATAACTAATAGAAGCTATATTAGCTCCAGTGTTAGATAGAGGAGCGATGATTCGAGCTGGATACGATCTGACGTAGTCTCCACCCTCAATATCGAGAGAGTATGAAACGATCTTAAAGTTGACGGCATTCGATGCAGTGTATACTGTGTCCGTCTCGTTCCAGTAACCCTTACGAGATACGAACGTTAGGTTTCCGCTATTCGAAGCGGCACTGTAGTTGACAGTGATGACCTGACCTTCTGAAACAAGGTTTCCAGAAGTATTGTAGATATAGATGTTGTTCGCGAACGTGACGTTGTTCGATGAACAGCTGTTGAACTGAATAGTATGTACTTGTTTCTTGATGTCGTACAGACCAGCATCGAGGTTAACGTGGCTGACGTTTGCATAGATCTGAGTATTGTTTTGATTAACAATACGATAAGTCAGACCGTAACTATGAGCGTTGGTCGAGACGCTTACGGCAGCGTTCGATGAAAGAGTCAGAGACGTTGAGTTGATTACTGTGGCCACGTTTCCTACTACAACGTTTCCTGTAGTGTAGAGAGTAGCGTTCAGGTAGTTGTTGCTAAAAGATGTAGATGTACCCGTTACCACGTTGCTTGTGTTCGACGATGTAATAGTTCCCGAACCGACCTTATAGTCCCAGTCAGCCATTCTCTTACTGTTTTTGAATACACCGCGAGCATCTGTCACAGACAGAATAGTACCGTCTCCTACTACCACGACATTGGCTACCGTGGCAGTACCGATGGCAGCAGAGCTGTTCACCTGCATGATCACATCGCCTACCATGAAAGGCTGTGATGGAGACGTGATGGTTACGAAGTAGTCGGTCGGCGTGTTCATGAACTTGCCCGACATCGACTTATCTTCTACCGTCTCAGCTTTGAAAGTGATGACGTTGCTAGCCGTACCGTAAGTAGCGTTGGGTACGAAGACACCTGCAGTATGAGAAACAGAAATGTAACCGTTTGTATTCGAAGAAGCAGATACTTCGAGAACTCTACCTTCGGCAGCGAGTTGCCCGTTGGCAGCATAACGATAGACTGTATTACCGACAGATACGTTCGAAGTAGCAGTGCTGTAACCGATGTTGACTACCGGCTGAATACCTCTCTCGAACAGGCGATAGTATTGCCCGCTCGTGTAGTCTGCAGTGACGTAGTCAAGGTTCAATACTTTTTCAGAGATGATCGATTCAGAGTTGAGAGTATATCCGTAACCGCCGTCGACGAAGATGAAGTCGACAAGACCTGCTTCTGAGTCGATCGATTCGACTCGTGCCAGTCCACCTAGACCTCTGTCGCTGTTAACAAACTTTACGATATCACCTACGTTGAAATCACGGCCGCGAGTCTGAACTGTTACACGCTTGACAGAACCTACGAGCTTTGATCTTTTCTTGATGTTAAAGACTGGTTGATTGTTTACGTTCAGACCGATAACTTCACCGTTTTGAAACTCACCTTCTCGACCAGAGATGTACAGAAGATTGACATAGCCTTTACCAGCGCGACGGCGAATGTACTTCTCGACGAATGCCTTGGCACCAGAAAGCTGACCGACGATCTGCTTACCGACGTAGTCGATGTTGTAGATCGAGTATCCGATCTCGAGGTATTCTGGACGCTCGTAGATCCCGTCTGACAGACGAAAGATTTTATCAGCAGGATAACGAACTTCTGCAGATGTACCGTATACAAGTTTAAAGAACAGGTCGATCGATTGCTCTGTACCCTTCGAACGATACAGGTCGAGCGAGTTCTTGACGAGTAGTTTCTTGTTGGTAGCAGTATCGAACTGAATGTTCTTCAGATACTTTTCTTTGAAGTGAACGATGAAGTCGTCAGTCGTCTCATCGATATCACGATAGTTCGGAAGACGACGAGTATGGTAGAGAGGATTATTAGTATTTTCTAGCCACTCGTAGTATGCTTTCACGAACGCAATGAAGTTCTCTCCCTCTTCTTGATAAAAAGAAGGGAACTGACTTTCGATTAACGGAGAGATTCTCTTTTCGATGTTCTTCATTATTCTCTGATCTGTTCGATTGTGACGTCGACGTCGTTTTCAAGGATATTTAGTATGACGTTCTGGGACGACGTGATGTCCAGAGTACGCGGTTTGGCATAGATCTTGAGAGATGTACCGACAAAATTGGTGATATTGAAGTTAGTGATATTGACAATACCAGTACTATAATCGACTGTACCAATATTAGTGATAGTTCTATGCTGAGTGCCTTGACTGTTTACGATTCTCATGATGCCATCACCGTCGTCTTCGAGACGGCAGTTAGGTAACCCGTTGTAAGTAAAGTTCGAAGAGCTCACGATATGAATATCTCCGATGACGTGTTCTGTTCCTTTTCCAGGAATATCGTCACGCAGAGGATTCTTAAAGTCGATCGTTACGTTCTGGCCAGATGTAGTTACACCTGAAGAAGCCAATGCTACAAGAGAACCAGAAGTAGCAGTAGAGGTGCCTGTCACTGTAGTACTCAAGATCGGTGTGAGATACTTGACTAGCTCGATCTCTGTCTCGTTGCTGATGATACTGTTCTCAGCAGTGTCGATGTTACGAACGAAACGCGAGTAACGTAGAGTACGACCGAAGTTGTTCAGGTTAGCAGAAGCGTAGTTTAAGATAGCATCGATAACGTAAGTACGAATATCTTCTGGGTTCAGACCAGTTCTGTTGATGTTGTACTTGATGTTTGTCTTGACGTACAGATATGTGTAGTCGGGAGATACGAAAAGCGGTTCGATAGCCACAGAAGAACGTGAACGAAGGAATCTCTTGTACTCGTTCTCTTTGATCTTTGGTAGACCGTCTACGTCTTGAAGATCGATCGACAAGAAGATTCTGCCATACTGCGGAGGAGTAGCTTCTTCACCACCGTATGCTACGACAGCGTTGATCTCAGGGAAATTTGCTTTGAGTAGGTTCTCGTAATCTTCTGAAGTGACAGCACGTTCTTGTGTAGTGAAAGCACGAGGAGCGTTGTACTTAATCGAGTTCATGTCTTCGGCAACCGCACCGTCTGCGGCAGCGCTTATGACTTCAATAGCGATGTTCGATTCGTTATCGATACGAGCAGTATTCAGAAAGCGATATGCACCGTTTGGAAGTTCACCAGCGCACGAGCGATATTCCATGATCACAACCGAGTTGTTTTTTGGCTTACGACCTACGACTCCATCTCCGAACACTACTTCGTAAGTATCACCAATTCCTGGTTGTAGGAAGAATACCTTCGAGTTCAGATCATGTCCGAACAGAGAAGTCGCGCGAGTGTAAGTATGAGTGGTCGTGCCGTTGTCTTCGAATACGGTTACGAGCAGACTTTCAAGGTCGACTCTTTTGTTGCTGATCTTGAATACTAGCGGATTATTATAGTTGACGTTGTAAGTATCGCTTAGGTAGCTTCCCTCGTAGATATCGATAGCATCGCTAGTATAAATGAAGTTCGAACCAGAAGGTGAACGATTCGTGATAACGATGTTTTCTACCGTGCTAAAGTTATAGGTAGAGTCGTCTATTCTTGTGCTAAAGATGGTTCCTTTTGGAACCACGATGGATCTCTTGGCTGAGTCAGCTGAAGTGATAGTGAGTTTGATCACAGCTTTTGAAGAACGGAAAGAACGCGGAAGATAATTCAGTTCCTTGGCATGCGAGATAACGCTGTCACGCATTTTGGCTGAGTCAAGGAACATCTCGTTGCTGACCATGTTCAGATAGAACGCGTTCTGATATGTGTTGTATGACAACAGATCGAGCAACACTGACATGTTACTTGCTTCGAAGTCATAGTCCTTGAATCGATCTTGAGATTTCAAGAAGGTCTTGAGCGAGTCCTTATAGGAATCGAAGTCTAGTTGTGTAAGGACTATGCTGGAATCTGCCATTATCTTACTCTATAAAGGGTTAATTGAAGTGTTTGAGGATTAATATTATTTATGATCTCGTAATAGACTGATACATCGTACGAATGAGCGAACTCATTGGTAATAATCAACACGTCTGTTACTCTTACTCGTGGTTCATACTTCTTGATAGCATCCTGAATAGCATCTTTCATGAGATCAGTTGTAAGTACAGAAATATCTTCGAACAAAAATCTTCTTAATCCGCTACCAAAATCCGGATTAAAGAGTCTTTCTTTTTTGTTGGTCGACAAAATATTACGCAGCGATCTTCTTACCGCTTGTTCGTCTGTGTGAAGAACAAGGTTTTTGGTCTGCGGATGCACGTTAAAGTTGTTATAAAAATCTGTAAAGACCGGATCTTTTTGTACTGTTTTCCGAGTCGTAAGAGCGTCTATTCTGTCTGTCATGGATACCCTGCTTTTATTTTATTTATGCTGGAATCAGTTCGCCGTGCGGACCGATAGATGCAATCTCTGTCTCTGTAAAGTCATAATTTTCGATATCAGCATCCGGAATATCATCAGCTAAGTTGCCAACCGTTCCAGTATCTGCAAAGTTTTGATAATCTTCGTTGGTCCCTACTGGATCAAGCTTTGGTCCCGGTGTACGAACGACCGTAAACAAGATCATCTTACCAGTGGACTTGTTCGTTTCGAGATACGATACCATCTTCTCTCCATCATACGTGAAGTGATCCATAATCATATCGTCGTCTTCGTATTTCGTTACTTTTCCGTCTGTAAGAGTAGTCGTTCCGGGTTCCGGTTGAGTAGTAGGTGGATTTCCAGGAGGACTTAAGTCACCATAAGATGTGTCCGGAAAACTCGGAGCATTGATATCAGTAAAGAAGAACCCGTTCTCATTGATCATGTAATCATCTGTCATACTGGTCTCGCCCACTCCGGAGATACTGCAGGGTTTGGTTCTAACCCGTACTTCGTTCGCTTGATCTCGATGCAATCTGGAAGGAACTTCAAGATCTGCTCAGGGATATCAAAGATTGGTTTTAAGATGATACTGATTACAAAGCAAACTGGAACCTTGCCGCGAATGATATTGATGATCAACTCAATAGTTCTGATGATCTTACCGATGATAGGGAACTGCTTCAGCAACCAACCTGGTGCCTTTAGAAGGATGTCATAGATCTTACCAATGAACTCACCTTGAAAGAATCGCTTGATCTTTTCCATGGCATCTTCGAACGCATCTTCGATTCGATGCCACAACCCTACTTTCGAGTGTACAGTTTCCTTCTTCTTTCTCTCTTTCTCTACAAACCCAATTAGTTTACCGAGAGTTCCGAACAGCGGGATCGGCAGATTCAATACAAAGTCTATCAGTTCTTGAAGGATCTTCTCTCCAAGATCCTTCAGTGCTTTACCCGATAAGACGTCTTCTTTCGCTTTCTTGATCTTGGCTTTCAGCTCTTCGTACATCTTCTTGAGCTGTTCTTTGATAGGCTTCGTAGGATCGATGAACAGACCGAGCTTCTTGATCAGCGGGCCGATGATCGGGATCTTTGTGAGAAGTTTGATCATAGCATTGATACACTTACCGATGAAGTCGCTCAGCATCTCCTTCATCCATCTCATAGCCTTTTGCCAGAACTCTTCAGCTTCATGTTCTGGGCTCTTGATGCCAAGTGTACCATCATACTTGTCACCACCGAAGAACTTCTTGATCGATTCGATATCTTCTGCGATAGCTGCTTTGATCTTGACTTTACCTTCTTTTGTAAAGAAGTCTCTGATCACTGGCTGATAACGAACGGGGTTTCCATTAGCATCAGCAAGCGTAACCGCGCTGATAAAGGGAATCGGCATCGCTAGGATATCAGGAATTCCTAGGATCTTAATGATCTTTAGCAAAGCTTCTACGATCTTCTTCTGAAACCAGACATCGATCTCTTTGAAGAACTCACGGACCTTGTACTTCAACTCCTCTTCTTTTGACTTAATCTTCTTCATCACATCAGTCATGAGGATACCAGTGATATCGTCGATCAGCTTTTCAATTTTCTTAATAGCTTCGATGAGTTCTTTGGCGCACTCGTCCTTGATGAACTTAGCCTGAAGTTTGAGCTGAGAAACGATCTTCGAAATGCCTACAAAGTAATCTTCCATCTGACGGAAAGATATCTTTCCATCTGAACTGCAGAGCAGGTTAGGAACTTCAGGAATATAGACTAC